CTATGTTCCAGCCAGACCTGATCCAGCGCCATGATGATGTCCGCGTGGTGGGGGACCAGAGGCTGGCGCATCATGCTCGACCAAGCGGCCAGCGCCTCCCAACTGATCGGGTTGGGACCGTTGGGGCCGTAGCTGCGCTGGCGCGACAGGGCATTGAAGGCTTGCAGCAGGAGCGTTCCCGCCGCAGGCAAAGGCAACCTTGGCGATGAACAGGCGTTCCGAGGGCTTGGCGTTGGCACCGGCGGGCGCATCGTCTAGCACCAAACGGAAGGCGTAGTCATGGATGGTCTTTTCAGCGGCCAGAACGTCGATCTGGCCGGGGTCTGCATAGTCGATGCCGCAGATCACCTCCATCGTGCCAGCGTTCCGGGTGCCTTTCAGGCGCCGGGTTCGAGCCGCGCTGATGCTGTCGAAGCTGATCTCTGCCGAAGTGTCACCAACTGTGCCGAGGCTCTCCGTCTCCCCGATTTCCTTCCAGGTCGTCGCATTGGCTGCCGGGAAGTCGGCACGGACAAAGTCAACCGACTTCTGGGCCAGCACCGGGCCAATATACAGCTTGGCGCCATTCGTCGCGTAGATAGTCATGTGTTATCCTTTTCGGAATTGGCGCCGTTCCAGACGCTGCTTGGAGCTGTTGTGATGGTGATGCGCTGACGGGCTTGAGTGTAGGGATCGACCAGCACCGACATGCTCAACCGGTCCACGATCCGGTAGGCTTGGAAGTCGCCGTAGACAATCGGCTGTTCGTTCGCCGCGATATCCCCGAGGTCCACCATTTCGATCACCGGGCGGCCAAGGATGGTTTCAGGCTGACCAGCTTGCAGCGACGGCTGCCAGACGTATTGCCCCTGCGTATCCTTGAGGGTGCGCAGGATGCCCAGCGTGATCCCGTTCATCGCCCATGCGCCTTTGTTCCGGTAGGGCGCGGGCAGCGAATACATCAGCTTGATGAGGGCATCCGTCGAAAGTGTGGTGGCGTGGCCGTTGGCGACTTCCGGGATCGCGGAGTTCACCATCAGCCCCCCGGGCTTTTTGATGCCATCGCCCCATAGAAACGCGTGTGCTTCCTTCTGGGCGAAGTCCTCGGCTAGCGCCGCGCGCACTTCGGTCTCGGCCTGCGGCGCATCTTGCAGCAGGCGGTTCGAGATATCGACATAGGTTGCCAGTTCGTGAACCTCGATTTCCTTCTGGCCGAAGGTGATCGTGGACTCGTCGTGCGGCTCCATCTCGCCGAACTGCATCAGCGCCTGATCGTGACACTGGCGGCGCTCAAACGCCACCGGGCAGCACACAACCGGCATCAGGCACAACGGGCGCGGCATGATATGCGCACTTGGCAAGTCGAGCGCCGCAAGCGAACGCGACATCTGATCGAACTCGTTGAACTCGTGGCTCTTTTCCACCACGGCGAACTTGCCGCTGACATTCTCGCCATCCGTGGCGGCGCGGAACGGCAGCCCCTTGCCCTCGGCCATCTCTGCGCCGACACGGGCAACCTCGCGCGCGCGCAGGGTGGCTGAACACGGCGCCTCAGAATACGAGATCATGGCGTTCCTTGCCCACAAGACACCGCACGAGGCCGCGACCTATACGAAGACCGCAGGACGCGCCCGCCTCGCAGATGGTGGCATGAGTAAGTTGCCCTCGCTCACCAAATTGCAGGGCAATAAAAGCAGCCAAGATGCCGAAAACACGCGGAAATAGGTAGATAAGTGGCAGCCCGTAGGGGAGTAGCATATAATAATTCTGTCAACGGCTTAGACTGTATCGCACAGGAGAAACGCCCCGTGGCAGATCAACAGCTTAAAGATCGGAAAGTATCACGCCGAAAGCGGAAATCATCGCTGGTCCTCGAGCGTGCAGGCTCTGACGATCAAGGCTTCTGGAGCACCTTCCAGTCGCACCTGATCCGGCTTGAGCTACAGGATCATCCGATGTGGCGAGAGCGAACCTATCTCTACCGCTACTTCGATGCCCAAGGACACTTGCTGTATGTCGGCATCACCAAGGACTTCTTTGGCCGTGACAGCACTCGCTGGGTTCTGCCGTGGCGCTACAAAGCCGCTCGAGTAACGCTTGAAATGTTCCAGAACCGCCGAATGGCAGAATTGGCGGAACGGACGGCAATCAGGGATGAGAACGCCATTCACAACCGCCAACGGCTTGCGCCTGTTGGAGAGCCAAACCGTTATGAGCAGTGGTTTTTTGTCATGCAGAAAGGCAAGATGCAGGGCTGCCGACGCATCCAGCTTGACTACAACAAGCTCGAGCTACAGCGCGCCGAGTTTTTGCCTTGCTGGAGTTACGAGTTCTTCGGCAAGCCTCTGGATGCAAGCAATGCGTGACCCCAGAGCAGCGGATTTTCAATCCGTCGCCACCCCCGCGCGATCAACGGCATGGCCCCCGGCAGATCGTCAAACCGCCCCCGGTGGGTCAATGGCCTGGACGGAAGTTGTCAAACCGCAGGAGGCTGTGTGATGCCCAATCCGATCCCCGCATCCATCCGCCGCCTGACCGAACAGCCCATCAAGGGCAAGGGCGACTGGATCCGTCGCACCCGCCGCGCGCGTGACTTGCTGATTGAGCGGCACGGCTACAAGGCCAGCGAATTCTGGGAAGTGGGAAAGGGCGACAGCCCGACCTTGGACATGTGCAGCCTCTATCCCCCGCGCTTTGGCCTAAGCCGCTGGTTCGGCAAGCTGCGCCGCCGCGATTGGGTCGAGCACTTCCCGTGCGGCTTGGTCCTGCACAACTCAGGATCTGACTATTGGGGCGAAGCCGGTGACGATGGCGATCCCATCCTGATCTTGGCTGAGGTCGAGCATTGGGGCAGCCTGACCGACGCAGAACTTCACGCCCTTTGTGGCGATGCTCAGGAAGCAGCCGCATGACCGCCCCCGGTGGGTCAATGGGTTGCGTGGGATTTGTCAAACCGATGGAGGGTCCATGCGCGTGATCGTATGCGGCGGGCGGGACTATGCCGACAAGGATGCCGCCGTTGCTGCCCTTGACCGCTTCCATGCCCAGCACGGCATCACTTGCCTGATCCAAGGCGGGGCGAAGGGTGCAGACCGGCTGGCCTATGAATGGGCGGCTTCTCGGTTCGTGATTGTCCACAACGTCCCTGCTGATTGGAAGAAGCACGGCAAGGCGGCTGGGCCGATCCGAAACCAGCAGATGATTGATGAACACCAGCCGAACGCGCTGATTGCCTTCCCTGGCGGGCGCGGGACTGACGACATGATAAAGCGGGCGAAGGAGGCAGGGCTGCCGGTGTATCGTCCGGTCAAACCGATGGAGGGATGCTGATGCAACACCTACTGTCTGACCTCGAACGGGCTGAAGCAGAAGTGTTCCGACTGCGTCGGGAAATCGCCCAAGGGCCGTGTCGGGAATATGGGCACGACTGGCAGTCATATGGCGGCGCGAACGCAGGCTGCGGCCCCGATTGTGGATGCTCCGTGCCTGTCCATGTCTGTGCGAAATGCGGAGATTGCGACTATGGCGATAACTCGGAAGCTGAGGATGTTCGAGCATTATGCGCAGCCAAGTTCCCGCCCGCCCCCACCACAGGAGACACGCATGACTGACGCGCTGGAACGGCTGATAGAAGCGGTGGCGAAAGGCCGCAATGGCATTCGAAGGTGACGTGCTGCATAGGCGCCGAGTCGCGGGACTGGATCGAGCGGCGCGGATCCTGGAAAGCAGCAGCCGCCGCCCTGCATTCCACGGAACCGACCCTGGGCCGCTGGCTCAAAGGGGCGCCGTGCGCGACCGAAACAGCGCAGCGCGCCCTGATGACGCTGGTGGACGAGGGTCGGGCCTGACGTGTCGTCGCATCCATCCCGGCCCTATCCCCCACGCAGCACAGGCCCGCACCCAAGCCGCCTGATACGCCCAGAGGATCAGCAGCGGGTTCAACGGATGGCCTGCTTGATGGCTTCCCCGATGGCGTGGCCCGCCTGAAACGCAGGATCCGCCTTCACCGCCTCTATCTTGGACTTGGCGAGGTTTTCCAGCACCGACTGCGGCGGGTTCAGTTTGCCCACGGCATCCGGGACCGACTGGCGCACATAGCCGAGGACCAGTTCAATCGCGGCGGCGGCGGTCAGTTGCTTTGCCAGGGCGAGGCGCGCGCCGGTCATCAGGGCGGTATGCAGAGCGTCACGGTGACGCTGTTCGATGTCCAGGCCGGTGCGGCGGGCGATCTGCACGGATGCCCACAGGATGGCAGGGGTCAGCGCGAGGCCGAGGATTTCGAGCGCATAGGGCTGCGCTGCGGTGAGAAAGCCGTTCATGTCATTGCTCCTAGCGTTTGATTTGGAAGTGCGGTGCATCTGGAAAATTCGTCCAGCCGCCGCCCCAGGTCAGGGACACGCCCCGTTCTGCCGCCACGGCCTGCATGGTCGCGGCGATCTTGCGCAGTCCATCCCACAGCGCCTTGTCGGCGGCGCGGGCTTCTGCCGAACCGCGCTTGAATGCGGCGTCGGAGGGCAGGTTCTTTCCGGTGTTGGGATCGACGGGCCACAGGTCCACGGCATGGCCGGTCAGGTGATAGCTGTTCATCGTCTTTGACGCGCCCGCCTTCACTAGCTGCGCCTGACGCTCTTTGGTTCGCAGACCTTCGATGACCGCGAACGGGACGGGGCTGCGGCTGTATGCCTCGCGCACGATGCCAGCCAGATCGCCATGGACGCCCTTTAGCTTGGCCTCCGAAGCCTCGGGGAACGGCAACGCCACCACAGGCGCAGGGGCTTCGACGGACAGCCTGCCCGCGTCCGCCGCCGCCAGGATGGCCGCATTGGTCTTGGGGCCGCGCAAGCCGTCAGCCGCTATCCCCAAGGCACGTTGAAGCACCTCGATATTCGAGTTGTGTTGCATGATGATGCCTATGAGGTTGGGTCAGTAGCCAGGATCAGGATGGCGCCTGCCGGTGATCGGGGCGGGGTCATACTGGATCGGCCCCCGCAGCATGGCGCAGAGGATGTAGGTGTCATGGATGCGGCCACAGTGCCGATCTTCGCAGAAGGTCGCGTTCATGCGTCGGGCAAAGGCGGTGCGCGGGCGGCAATCTGGCAAGCCCCAGACGATGCTGCACACCGGCCTAAACCGCCCGGTCAGCACAAAGCCCAGGCAGCTACTGACGTGCCAATGCAGCATGTCATCCCTCGCGCGGCCGAACGGAGAAGATGTTCGTGGTGGCGCAGACGGTCTTGTCCGGCACGATGCCGAAGAAGGGCCGCAGCACGGTCCAGCAGACTTCGGCGTAGTATTTCCCGGTCGGTAGCCGGGCGCACCATTCGTCGTCGGCCCATTGCGTCAGTGGCGCTTCGTGCGGCTCATACAGCCCGCCCCGATAGCGAAGCGTGTCAGAACCGGCGCAGGCGACATGACCGTCTGGCGGGTCGCGCCACAGGCTCACGGTGTAGCGCCCGTCGAAGCTGCGGCGGATTGTCCGGTTGATGGAGACGACCGGATCCTCGCCCTCATAGGCATCCGCGATATGGATGCTGCCCGGCTCATACCAGACCCGCGCCGGGGTCAGCCAGGCGGCGGTGTAAAGCACAATTGCCAGCGGCAGGAACAGCCACCAGAACAGCGCCCGCAGCGTGGGGGTCTTGCACGTCGAGAACATCATTGCCCGCCTCCGATGAGAAATTCCTTGATCCGCTCCCACTGGCTGATCAGCAGGACGATGCCCCCGGTCAGAGCCAGCAGGCGCTTTCCGATCCAGCCCGCCGTGTCGAACCACTCCACAAGCTGCGCGCCGCGTTTGATCTGCTCGATTTCTTCCGGGGTGAATGGGCAGGCGTCGTCGTGCCGCTCCATTTTCGTGACTAGCTTGTCCAATGTCCGCGCCAGATCGGCTATTGTCGGCTCTGCCATGCATTCTCCGATCTGTAGTATCGTGCTGTTCTGGATCACGTTTCGCGCCGCGATTGATTAACCGCGCGCATATTCGCCGAGACTCACGCCGCCGTGATGCGGATCATCCCGTCAGCCGCGCATGGGGCCGGGTGATTCGATTTTCAGGGGTGGATTATGGGTATCAGGGCATTGTGCGCGGCGGCTGCCGTCGTGGTCGGGGTGGGGTCGGCGGCAGAGGCGGCGACGTATAGAACCACAAGTCTTGAAATGACCGTCAGATATGACGGGACGCATTTCTCTGACGTTAGCTATTATGACGCGAAAGAGGGGGATGCGATCTTTCAAGGCGATGTCGAAGCTGGCGACACTTCCCTTGGTCTTCAAAGCTATCTTTTCGGATTCCCGGAAATTGGTACTGTCTTTGACTTCATTGTGACCGTGATTGTGCCTCTAGTTCCAATTGATGATTATTATTACGGAAATGGAGGCCGAACGCCGGTCTGTCAACTTGGGCCTTGGGATTGCACAGACACTAACCGAACCTACGGCGGAAATGAATCCATTTTCCTGGCTTGGGATGATGATTGGATCGTTGAGGGACCGCTACAGGTTGGCCAGTCAATTGAAGTTTTTTACCACATGATATACGGTGGCAATGATGGCATTATGTATACAAATGACGGCAGTCACGTTTATTCACATGAAATCGAATACTCATATTTTACGGTGCTTTCCGTAGACAGAATTTCTCCTGTCCCGCTGCCTGCGACTTCCGCCCTTCTGCCGTTAGGTCTTGGCGCTCTCGCTGTCCTGCGAAAGCGCCGCAAGTCTCAAGGGGTATAGACCAGCTTTCCGCCGGTCGCGACGACCCCAGGGGGCAAATCGCCCAGATCACCCAGCACAACACCGGCTCCGGTCAGGTCATAGGGCTGACCGGGCGTCAGACCGGACGGCAGAACGATCTCGTTGATGTTGGCCGTGGGGCTGACTGTCGGCTCGGCAAGGCCGGTCCCGATCAGACCAGACCGGAACCGTTGCAGCGGCGAGATGCCAAATGCGCCCACAGAATTGATCTGGACAAGAACCGGCGTATCGGTGCCGTCCGTATTGCGCCGGGGTGATACAGCAAAGGTCTCGCCGACTTGGGGGATGCCCTCCACGTCGGAAAGCCAGATGCTGATTTTACCTCCACGATCATCATTCCGCTCTACCCCGGCGACCCGAGCAGTAAAGCCGCTGACCGACCCCGTAACTGTCTTGCCGATGTGCTTGTAGGTTAGAGAGTTGATACGGGCCTGATAGGCGTCGTTCAGGCCACCGGCAGTAATCCGAACTCCCCGACGGAATTCCAGCCGCCCGATAGTAAGGGCGGCGGTGCCGGAGCCATCCCAACCGACCCGAGCGCGTTGACCGCTGATGATGATGCTTTCTGCCGTGCAGTCAGGCCCCAACAGGACCAGGGACTGCCCACCTGCATAGAGGTCCAGATTGGACATCTCACCAGTCAGCGCCAGAGCGCCGCCGGTCGCCTCGACGGATAGCGGATGCTCGGCATCGCCAATCCAGACTTGGCCCGACATTCGCACAAGCATATCCGCAGCATCGGTCAGTGCGCCAATATTGAGCCTGCCCGAAGTCACGTCCAGTGTTCCACCCTTGCTATGCAGAGCGGCGATTTCGGCTGTCAGCGTCCCGTACCGCAAGAAATGGCCGTCCAGGTCCGCCGTGTCCGCAACATGGGTGCCGGGCAGGTCTTTCGTGGACCAGTTGTAGCGGTTGTCCCAGCGGAACCCCTCGAAGGCAACTTCGGGCCGGAACACCAGGTCGGCGGGCGTCGAGCGCGCCGCACCGGCGATGCGACCGAAGCGGCTCTGAACCCAGCGCCGACCCTGTGCGACCTTCGGCCCCTTGTTGTCCTGCGCGGCCATGTAATCGACCAGTTCCTGCACGGTCGCAGACGGCTGTCCCATCAGCATCCCGCCCATCTTTTGCAGCGTTGTGGCGTCCAGCACAGAGGTATCCAGACCTTCGATATTCACATTGGGGATGTTGCGCCGATAGACGATGGTATCATTGGCGATCGGCGCGAGGCCGACCTTGACCTGCGCTTGTTCGATATATGTCCGGGCCGCAATCTCGGCGGGATCATCCGGGTTAGCGTTGTGTGCCAAGATGTTGCCCAATGCGCCAGTCTGCGCAGAGGTCCAGTGGAAGCCGCCTGCCTGTTCGCCCTCGGTTCCCCCGAGACCTGGGTCCGGATAGGACTTGACAAACTTGTATCCGCCGCCAAACCCAATGTTATCGAGGCAGTTGACGTATTGCTGCTTTGCCTCCTGGCTCTGGCAATTCGAGAGGATCCCGTTCTCGGCGAAGATATTGCCTTCCAGATGCGCCCCTGCGCGCAACTGCGTGCCACAGGACGACGCGCGGGTGTTGAGGCAATACCGAATTGTCACGTCATAGACGTTCGCGGCGAAATAGATGTTGTGGGAAAATTTCGTAGGCGGTTGTGGCGATGAAATAAGCAGGTCGAAAGAATGCCCATCGGCCCATCCTGCGTGGTCCAACAGGCAACTGTCTACCAAGATACCTTCGCTCTCGCTGGCATACATTCCGCTGATGTAATTGGCGCCTTGAGGGTTCCATACCTGAATTCCGGTCCCGGTTGTTGCGATAGTATTGACCGTCAGCCAGAATGCCTTCAGGAAATCGCACTCATGGACCGTGATCGCCACATTGTCCGCCATGACGATTTCCTTACCCACGTCCACATGATCGAACGCGGTGCAATACCCATAGCGGATGCTGACCTTTTCCTCGTCCGTATCCACGTCCTGCAACACCACATAGGGCGCAGACAGGAACGATGAGGTCATGCGGACCTTTGGCTTCGCGCCGGTGCCGAAGGACGTGACCAGCACAGGATGGAGTTCATCTTCGCCCATGAGCGTGGTCAGGGCGAAACCGAGATAGTCGTGACCACGCTCCATGATCCAGTGATCGGAACGGCTGGGCATCCCGTTTGCTGTAACATGGGCGCGGATCAGGTTGGCGACCGCCGTGTGGACTTTGGTCGCCTCGGTGCCGCCGTATTGCGGTCGGGTCAGCAGCCAGGCGCCGGTGACGGTCGCCTCCGTGACGCCCGCATCGGCCGCGATCTGCGCGCGGGTCAGGGCTGCGGGGGCTTCGGAAAAGTAAATCTTCCGGTGCCGCTGGCCAGGGGCACAGACATAGCGATTATTACCGTCCTTCGGCAGCACATAATGCTCGCCCGAGGGATGCCCCCGAGGAAGCGCAGGAGCGGTGGCGGCGATGAGCGATTGCTGCCCATTGGATAGGATGGCAGGGATCGAGGCCGAAGTTGTCAAGTCACGCAGGTCCAGCGTCGTCTTGCCGTCCGACCGCGCCACTGCGCTGCCCTGCGTGACCGAGGCGATGGCGGCATCCAGAACGTTCACGCGTCCGCCAAAAGCCTGCATCTCGACCACCTCCGGCGCATCCCCATACTGCTCGATCGTCAGCAGCGGCCCCGGCACCCCGCCGATGATCAGCCGCGCGGAGAATTCCTCGCCCACCATAGACAGGGCTTTGATCTTGATGGTCATGCTATTTGCCTCGCGCGGGTGTTGGAAAGGATCTTGGCCGTGCCGCTGACGCCCATGGTGAAGATATAATACATCGCCACATGAGTCCCGGCGGGGGTGAAGGTGTCGGTGCGAGAAAGGGTCGTGGCACCCTCGGGCTTGGTCACGTCGAAAACACTGACGTGTATCGCGGTATTGTAGCTGGTCATGTCTGACAAGCGACCGATCACGCGGGTCGCATCGCCCCACTCGATGTGAGTTTCCAGCTCATAGGTGTCGCCCGGCACCACGTCGAAATAGACGCGTGGGTTGCCCTGTGTATTGCCGCCCGCGACGCCGTCCGATCCAATGGTCAGGTCGCCATTGGCATCCGGCCCGGTGATCGTGCCGCGCGATGCAGTCTCTCCATTGCGCTTCCAGGTCGGCGCATACCACCCGACCGCAGCCGGGATCACCGCCTGCGCTTCGGACAGCACCAGCCGGTCGCCATTGGCGTCCTCGGCTTGGCCGCCGAAGCGGATCGTATAGCCCTGATCGCTGCTGGCGACGGTATAGGTAGTGCCGGTCGCCCCCGAGATGGGCACAAATTCATCGCCCGAATTGGCGGTCAGGCGGCGCACCCAGACTGGCTCCAGGTTCATGTCGTTAGCCAGCGTCAGCCACAGGCCCAGATCGCCGGTCAGGGCCTGGCCCACGTCTGCGGTGCCGGTGAAGGTGGGCGGGACATGGGCGACAGGACCGCCCGAGAATTCGGATGGGGTGACGGTGCGCTGACCGGCGTATCGGGCGGGGGTGACGATTTCGAGGTCGAACGGGGCCGTGGTCGGGGTGACGTTCTCGATGCGCGCGGTGTTGTCGGACAGGGTGCCCAAGGCGGGCAGCGCGGGCTGCACGTCGAAGGTCCACGGACTGGACGCATATCCTGCTGCCGTCGCCGCGATGATCAGGGCACCAGATGAAACTGGGGTAAAGGCCCACTCGTTGGTGGTGCCGACCCGCGTGGCCGTGATAGCCGTCTGGCCCTGGGCGATGGTCGGAGGGCCGTCGATGGCGGCGTTGAAAGTGATGCTGGCCTGCTGGCCCGCCACCAGAGGGTCGGGGGTAATGGTGGCTTGTAGGGTGGGTTGGGCGGCGACCGCCCATGTCACCGGAGCCTCTGCCTCAAGGTTGCCGGGATCGCGCGCCCGCAGGACGCCGCTGGCCGTCTGGCCAGAAACGGTTGCCGTCCCGCTGAACACGGCGCCATTCCGGGTTATGCCGGTCGGTAGCGTTCCGGTATAGTCGAAGGACAGCGATGCCCCTTCCGGGTCCACAAAGTAGGACGACAGGTCCACCGTGAATGCGGTGTTGGCGGTCGGGTTCTGCTGCGGGATCGCAGAGGCAACCGGCGCTTGATTGGCCGGGGCCGCAACCAGCAGCGCGAAGCTGTCGGATGTGTCCTGGCCCGTCGCATTGGTCGCCGTGACGGTGATGATCACGTCGCGCGCCGTGGTTCGGCTGATGACAAGGTTGCCGTTGCTGATGGTGACGCCGCTGTTCGCAGGCGAGACGGCATAGCCCGCCGCGCCGGAAAAATACTCGGCCAGCGGCAGCGTCACCGTCCCGCCGCCGATCAGCAGCGACTGATCCGGCAACGGCTGGAGCAGCTCCGGAACCGGGGCAGTAATCGTCAGCTTGAATGTCAGAGGATCAGACGATCCACCGCCATTGATGCCGCGCACCGTGAAGGTGGTGGATGTCATTGTCGCAGCCGGGCTGATCGTCAGCGTATAGCCGTCGATGGTCACAGCCGAATTGGCCGGGCTGACGGCATAGCTTGTCGCCCCATCGAACTTGGTGCGCAGGTCAACCGTGACTGCCGCATCCCCTACGACATAGGTGCGATCCGCAATCGTGCTGGTGACTGTCGGGGCCTCGGGCAGGTCGTCGCCAAGGATGACGTTGCCCTGAGCATCCAAGATGCTGACAGATGCCCCGCCGAAATAGACCGCCGTCGCGCTTTCCAGCAGCGCCCGGCTGAAGGTGCCGATGAATGCCATTGATCAAACCCCCGGCACGATGACGACAAGATCATTGTCGCGGCGCTGACCGGCAGGGAGAGCCAGATACTCAGCATAGTTCAGCGCAGTGATGACACGCACGAGGCTGTTGTCTTTCGCCGCCTTGATGTTCCCGGCGCTTGTCACCTCAAGGTCATTCAGCAGAGCCGCGACGGCGACGGGGATGAAGACGCCCTTGACCTCAAAGACCTTGTTCACATCCGGGCCATAGCCGGTGAATGTCCAAGTGGTTGAGGCGTTGCGGCCCTCGCCGTTTACGGCCAGGTCAAGCGACCAGTTGCCGTCCGCGCCGGTCGTGGCGCTTTCGGTGCTGGTGACGATGCGGGCGCCGTCCTCCCAGGCATCTGTGCCGACAAGAGTTGCAACGATCTTGCCGCCCGCGACGGCGTTGCCATCGGTATCGACAAACTTTCCGCTCACTGTCGCGGTATTGGGCATAGTCGCCTCCTTGGTGCATGAAAAATCCCGCGCAGAGGCGGGTGATTGCAGGTCGGGTTGTGGGGGTGTGGTTATTTTGCGACCCAGCCGGTGTTGCCGGTGCCGCCTGTTTCCTTGACGTAGAAGCCTGTTGCGGCGCCTCCGCCCTTGCGCCGATAGGTGGAGCCAGGAGCGGCAGGCACGACACCTTCCGGTGATCCGGGGCCTGCTGTGTCAACAACGCCATCCCCGTAATCGACAAGGACGGTGTAGAGCGCCTTCCAGCGATTAGTGGACTTGCCCAGCGACTTGCCCCGATCCTGCGCATCGTCCGCATTGCGGGTGGGGTAAAGCGCGGCGCTATCAAGGGTCATCACCTCGCCCTGACCGAAGCCCCGCCATTCCCAACGGTCGGCGGCAATTGTTGCACCAATCCGGTGCCAGATACTTGCGCGATCAGCTTGGCCGGGGGTTGATACTGCAATCCCGGTCAGGTTGTCGGCGGTGCCGTCCGTGCCGAACGCCTGCACTGCGATCTTCGCCCGCTCCTTGCGCCAGCGATGTTCCGCGTTCCAAGTCACCCCCGCGCGGCTTAGCTGGTCGTGGAAATACCCGCTGATCGAACCGATGCGTTCGCCGGTTGCCGGGCTATGAACCACGTTTGCATTTGGCCCATCCAGTTCTTGCCCGCTGTCGTCGGTGATAGCCCCGGCCACGCTGGCCCGCTGACCGGGATGCAGCACCTCGACCACGTTGCCGATGGCCCCGGAGACAAAGCCGACAACCTGCCCGACTGTGTGAGCCAGGATGCGCAGGAAGTTCCGCGACCCGCCGACCCCGGCAAAGCGCGGCCGGGTGCCGAAGCCCATCGCGTCAATCACCGCGTTTTCCTGTGCCGTGGAATTGGTCCCAGCCAGATAACTCAGCCCCAGAGAAACAACCTCATTTCTCCCCTCGGTATCCGGAATGTTGCCGTCGATGACCCATCCGGTTGCCAGATTGCCCCGCCCTTTTGACTGGAAATATCCCGTGCGGATGTTCCGACCTGTTATCAGGCCCCAGACGTTGAAGTTGCCGCCATCGGCCTCGGACTGTTCGCCGCCCAAGCCAAATGCGACATTGGCACCTTCTGCCTGCAAGCCATAGGCTAGGTTGAAATGCGCACGCGTCTTCAGTTCATGCGCCCACCCCAGCCCGCTTGTCGTATTTCGGACCAGCACGTTGTTGACGAGGCCGAAGTCGGTGTCGTCCATAATCCAGCCGATGGTGGTCCCGGCAGTCGGGTCCGCAATGATCGTGCTGTTCATCAGGCGGTTGTAGCGCGGCTTTGCGTTCGCCGCCGACGAGGTGAACAGGACGCCCGTGCCGCCGCCAGAACCGGAAACCGTTGTGCCGAAGTTGCGGACCTCCAGATCGGCCAGCGTCATGCCAGACGTGCCATTGAAGGTCATGGCATGACCGGACGCATCGCCGAGAGACTGGCGATTGGCGTCAATGGTCAGTCGCTCGATCCGTCCCCCTACTAGATCGGTGCCGCGCAGGAAGTTGCCGAGCGCGCGGCGGACGAGTGAAGTTTTCCCCGCCCCAGCACCAGACAGAACCCCCCCATTCGGGAAGGTCGTCCCTGATGGGTTCAGGGAAATCGCCCCAGCGGGAGGCCGGACGGAGAGAACGCCATCAGCCGTCATTGCCGCCGAAAACAGCGCCGTGTCATCAGCCAAGCCATCCGCCGCCAATACTTCCATGCCCTTAGACACCTGACGGTCTGCCCTGTCCGCCGCATCCGTTACGCTGCCGATAGCCTCCCGAAAGTCACGCTTGGACGGGTTGTGGACGCCGCTTGACGGATCCCCGACCGGGGCGGGCTTGCCCACAGGCTCATTCGGCTTGCCATCCCCGGTGTAGCGCACAAAGTCACGCAGCAGGATTTGTGCAGTTGTCGGCATGTTTGACCTCGGCAGCAAAAAGCCCGCTAAAAGCGGGCGGAGTTCAGGAATGTTCAGGGTGTCAGAGAGTAATGGAGACAGGGCCAGCAGGTGGCGACACGACAGCAGACCCGTTCATCGCGACCACCCAATAATGCCAGGGGCCGGTGCCTGGGCTATCGGTATAGCTGGACGACTGCCCGGCAAGGCCCGAGATGTCAGCAACGAAGGAGGCCCCGGCGAAGCTGTTGGTGCTGTTCCTGAACAGCCGCGATTTGAAGAAGTTCGTCGCCGGGTTCGTCCAAGTCAGTTGTGCCCCCGACGATCCGACGCGGGCAAAGCCGGTCGGGGCTGCGGGCACATTAGGGTTTGCTACGATGGTCACGGATCCAGCCTTTATCCAATCGCCCTGCCCGCGCCAGCGGTAGCGGACGGTATAGACTTCCTCGTTGGGCAGAATGCCCGTTTCGGCGCTGAACCGATCCCCGGCCATGGTCGCCCATGCGACCGAGGCATTGGCCGAGACGTTCCCCGGCCCCACCTGGGCCTGCAATGTCAGGTCGCCCCGCGTCACGGGAGCCACAGTCAGGCGCAGCTTGCCGCCATAGGTGTCGCCAGACAGCAGGACCGGGATCTGCGTCAGGCTGGCCCCGGTAGGCGGCGGAACCTGTCGGGGGGGCTTGCCTAGCTCATCAATCGTCGGCGGCAGCGGCAGTTCTTCCGTCACCGACCAGCCGTAAGGGTTCTGGATGCTTGCAATGCCGATCTCGCAATATCCGTCCGGGATGCTGAACAGGTGGCTGGTGACTTCAAACACGCCGTCGATGCCAAATTCTTCTGCCTGCACGCGGATGGTGTGGATGCCGTCGCCCTTTGGAAAGCGGGCCTTCAGGCCAACCAGATTGGTGCGGATCGTGCCCACCATGTCGCGACGGTCCTTGGCGACTTTGATCTTGCGCAGCCGCTGCAACTGCGTGTGGCTCGGGCACATGTCCACGTCGAACTGCTCGGCCCGCTCCGGTTGGGTCACAAGAGCATCCTCGTCCCGCCACTCGGCAACCGATGTCGGCTGATAGCCGTGATCCGGGCTGACGAACTGGCTCTTGAGCACGTTGTAATCGGTGAACGGGTCAAAACCGTCCTGCATCTCGATAGAAAGGATGTCGTCTGCCGTGATCGTCACGTCAGGCTCGGACCATGCCCCGCCGAGAATGCCGATCTTGCCTTCCGCCGTCTCGTAAATCTGCCCGTCGCAGGTCGCCAGCATCCGCGCCGTTACGTCCTTGAGTTGGTCGTCCAGTGTATAGAAGCCGCACAGCCGATAGCGCATCTCCGTGCCGCCGCCCGCCAGCGGAACGGCTTGGCCGCAACGATTGACGAAAGCCTGCCAGGACGATGTGTCTAGCCGGTCAAGAGCGATGTTCCAGCCGTCCACATGCGTCATCAGGTCACGGATGCACAGCGCCGAATTTTCGCTGTAGATCATCGCCCCCGCCATGTTCGCCACCCGGCTGGCCCGGATTTCAGCCTGAACTTGCGTGTAAGCCCCCTTGGGAAACTTCTTGCCGAAGTCCTCGTCAGGAGGATCACCAAAGACCGTCAGGAATGTGGCCTGCCCTTCAAGCCGATGGTCTGCCGTCCAAAGCGTCTGGAACAGCGTTTGCAGGTTCGGCGTCGGGATGCCGCTGTAATCGCCGCCGTTCCCGTTGCCGTCCCGGAAATAGTTCCGCTTGTACTTCGGATCAACATCGCCGTTCGCAAGGGTCACGACAGGTTCACCGTCCCACCAAAACCGGATCAGACCATCAACCCGCCCGTGGTGCATGACGATGATCTGATAAAGCTGCCCGTCTGCCGCCTCGAAGAATGCCCTTTGCCCTGCCAGGAGGTTGCGCCCGTATGCCCGCACGCGGGGCGTGTCCGTCTGCGTGATCGTCGCCATCACCTGCTGGCGAGGCAGGTTGGGCTTTGTCAGCGCAGCCCCTGCCATCGACCACAGGACAGACCGACCGACACTGACGACAGCCGCCGTGACCGCAGGGGACAGGCCGAACAGGGACAGTGCCCCCGGCCCAAGGACCGCCGTGGCATAGGCGCTGATGATACTGAAGATCGCCATTACTGCTTCACCCACGCCCGCTCAGTCAGCCGATAGCCCAGCCTCGACAGGTCAAGCCCGTCGGCGCCCGTCGATAGCTGGATCAGCATGGCGCCGCGTTCGGTCGCCCATTCCTCGAAGGCCCGCAGCAGTTGCAAGCCAGTCTTGTCCTTACTGAACCAGCCTATTTCCTGTGCGATCAGGCCAGGGTTGATCAGCGTTGGCGTCAGGCATCCCGCGATGAAGCCGCCACCCGTAACCGCCACGAAGCCGTCAGGGCTGGCGATCAGCCGCGCGACCGTGTTTGCGGTATGCGCCCGGTCAACCGGGATGGGGCCGTTCACGGCGTCCCGCAGTTCTTCGATCCAGCCGACGATCCGCAGAACGTCAGCAGCGGTTGCTAGCCTCACCGACGGCGTTCGTTCTGCTTCACTACTTCCATTGCGGCGCGTCTCATATGCGCCATCATTTCGGGCGACACGGACTCGCTGTCTCTCAGAGTGATCTTTACTTCCTGCTTGGAAAGCTCGTCGCGGACAATTGCCCGGATTTGTTCTTCGTTCATCGTCAGGTCCACCTTCACTGTGTTCTGGCAAACTCGCCGTGATACTTGGTCACGGCAGCCTGTCGGGCAGCAATCGCCTCTTCCATTGTGTCGTAGTATCCGAGCGACTTAGCCACGCCGTCCACGGTGATCCGGGCTTGCCAACGCTTACGCCACCGCTTGTCTTGCCGGACACCACGAACGCCGCTCTCGCCCATCGGAACATCACTGTTCCGGCTATTCTCAGCGTGCGTCGCCTCCCGAAGATTGCAAAGTCTATTGTCCGAACGGATGCCGTTGATGTGGTCTAAAAAGTGATCCGGCCATCGGCCATGCGTGATTGCCCACGCGATGCGATGTGCCAGTAGCATTTTCCCCTTAACGGTTCCCGTGTGATATCCCCGGCTATTGATGGGGGTGAACGCTTCCTTGTTGGCGTAGTGCCTATTCCACTTTTCAGCCTGCGCCGGATATTTGAACCATGCCGCTGGCCGCTCTTTCCAGAACAGCTTTCCCGTTGCAGGGTCATATGACATCAATTGACGAAAAACCTCGGGAGAGGGTAAAGGCTTGTTAGCCATGACGCGATCCTTATCCGATCCGTTAGGGTCAGGCCCGGACGTGGTGTTAGCGCACCTGCCGGGCCGTTTGATTATAGCCTATTGATTCAACGGTGTGAATCACCTTCATCCGCGCCAGGCTGTCTCATATCCGCCAGCATACAACGGCAATCTCTCGAACCCTCTATCGCCGGGGTAACGAGACTTCTGGTCTGCATCAGTCCACCTGCCGCGTGGTGGTTGGTTTCTGCGGAAAAATAACCCTTCGCATTCCAACCGAACGGTTCTCTTGTTGGGACCATCGGCACCCCACGGGAGCCTTTGCATCGTGCCCGAATAAAGCGCCATGGGCGACCCGACCGGCTGGCCCGACACGATGTCATTGCCCGCCACAGTCACGCCGTCAGTCGCCATCAGTTGCAGGTAGATGGTCACGGCCCGGTCCCGCACCCGCGTCTTGGCTGCCAGCGCAAGGGCCAGCATCTCGGGCGTTGCTGCCAGTTCGAACGTCACCTGTTCTGCGCTGACCTGATAGGCCGAGGATATGGGGCTGATGCTGATCATGTCGCCCAAGCCCTGCCATGTATGGCCTGCAACCTCCAGATCACCAAAGCCGGTCCACCAGCGGCGCGGGGTGTCCTTGAAATCCATATGCACCAGGACCGCCTGCGTGATCCGCCCTGACCGCAGCAGGTCGTCAGGGATTGCAATCAGGTCGTCTCGGGCGGTCATAGAGCCTCCATGAAGTTGACCGTCACGCTCGGCAGGCGGTTCAGCGACTGATCAAACAGCCCTTCGGTTTCGCTGGTCATCCGCATCCGGCAGACCGGCTTGGCAATCTCCAGCACGGCACCCGCAGACGCCGCAGCACGAAGCGGCGGCTCGATCATCACCCGATGGCCGCTGCCGGGCTGCCAATGGTGCTGCACCCGGTGCAGACGGTCGCCCAAGCTGAAAAACTGGCCGGGCCGTAGTCCGGTGCTGTCGTTCAACGTCAGGCTCAACTCAGTCGCCCGCAGCGCGGCAGATGATGCCAGCGTGATCCGGGGAATGTCCGTATTCTCAAAGCCAAAATGCTCCCAGGTCTGCGCGCCCTTGATGCTGGCAATGTCGCAGAACGGCAGCGGCTTGCCGTCGCGGTCCTTGGGGCGATACCGCGACCGCGCCGGAACAAGCGTTGTTCCGATCCGGCCCTGCATCTGCGCCAGGAACGCCTGCCATTGCAGCGTGGCAGCCTCACCCCGCAGGACGAAGCTGGCGGCTGCCATCCACCGCCCGCGCAAGGTCGGAACGATGGTCTCCGCCCCGCTGATGCTTTCCGCCGGATCCAGAGACTGACCGGATAGGTGAAAGGTCACGTCCTGCCAGAGCGCCAGATAGGGAAAGGTGGCTTGCATTCATCACCATTTTTCGCGCGGGATATGGACAGCGGATCCGACCGCTCACATATCCGTGTTGTCTCAAACCAAAGGACCGCTAATGCGCCGCCTCTTTGCTTCCGCTCTCGTGCTTTCGCTTGCAGCCTGTGGCGCAGGGGGCGTCATTGCTGACTATGGCTCCATCCGGCCCGTCACTCTTGTTCATGGCGACGTGGACTGGAAGTTTTACGACCGCCCCCAAGAAGGCCGCGTGATGGTGGCCCCGACTGTGGCCTCCGTTCGGCAGGTCAATAACTGGGGCGCATGGGACAATCCCGCGCCGTTCCAGTCTGCCGCTCAGGCGTGGCTTGCCCCCCGTGGCTGCACCGCTACCGGCGTCCAGCCTCTGATCAAGGGGCAGATGGAAGTCACCTATACCTGTTAACGCCGCCGGGTTTGGTGATCGTCCATGACGGACGGCACCTGTTGCAGAATGCGCTGACCAGCACGGGCGATCTTGGCGTCAAGTTCCTTGTCGCCCGTGGTGCCGCGAAGGTCGATGGTCAGGGCGACAGACCGGCTGCCGCCGCCTATCGTGCCGCCCCTGTGGATCGCTTCTAGCGTCGGAACGCCGATGCGCTGAACCGCAGGGGCTGACATGACGTATTCGCCCTTGTGGACGATGCCCGCAGGGTCATAGCGCCCCCCTGATCCGGTATATCCCCCGGATGCGAAGCCGCCGCCAAGAAACTTGAACACGCCGTTAAACAACCCGCCCAGGATGCCGCCGCCCTGCCCGCCAGAAGCCCACGGCCCGGTGTTAAACAGCGCGGCTTCCAAGGCGACCTTATCGAACATCTGCGCCACCCCGGCCAGAACTTCGGTGAAACTCTGCCCAGCAACGATGCTATCCAGCAGCCCCTGCTTAGTCCGTTCCTGTGCATCAGCCATAAGCTGCTGCGCCTCAGCAACTCGGCCCTCTGCAATAGCCCGTTCATTCGTGGCGATGATTTCCGCCCGCTTGGCTTCCCCTAGCGCCTCGATAGCCTGCCGATAGGTCATGGACCCGTCCGACAGCATGGCGTCCAGGTCCACATTGCGCTTCTTCGCGTCAGCCAGCAGCATCAGGATGGCCCGCTGCTTTTCGACCTCTGCCGTGACGGCAGCGATGGCCCGACTTTCCGCTTCTGGCCCCATCTGTTCGGCCTTGATAGCCGCAATCTGTTCCGCCTGCTGCGCGTTCAGCTTGGCAGTTTCCTGATCGGTCAGCAGATTGCGGGCAAGCTGATCGCCGTATTCCTTTGCCTGCTTGGCAAGGCGTTCCCGTTCACGGATCTGATCCTTCAGAGCCTTCTCGGCTTCCTGCGCATCCTCTTTCGTTTGCCGGGCCACACTTCCGTAGGCAGCAAGCAAGCCTTCCGCCCGCGCAAGGTGCGGGGCGAACTGTTCCCCGGATGTGGCTTGGCTGACGTTCCCGACCACGCCCCCAGCGGCCAAATCGGAAGCGTTGATCTTGCGGGCATCACCAGACAGGACAGCCGCGTAAATGTTGGCAAGGCTATCACCCGCCTTCACGCCCGCGTCTTGAAGATACCGTCCCGCCGCGACGACTTGTTCCGTGATGGACGAATTGGGCGTTACCCCGTAACGCGGACCTGCCCCCTTGTCCCCGAACTGGATCAGCCCGAAGTGCTGGCCGTTTTTGGTCGTTGGACCCATGACATCCGGGCGAAGCCGACCGCCCGTCTCGAAGGACATGACGGCCAGAAGGTCTTTGGCGGCAATCCCCATCTGCTCAGACAGGGCAGTCACCGCACGGACAAGTTCTTCCTCTTGGCTACCGGCGCCAGCCGCACGCGCCGCCACATACTGCGCTTCAAAGCCCGCTGCCGAATTGGCCCACTCATTGCCCGCGCGGCGGCTGCCAGCATATTCGCTGTATGCCCTGAGCATCCCTTGGAAAGCCATGTCGCTTTCGCGGGCCAACTGCTGCGTCTTGGCAATCTCAAGGTCGATCTGCTCAATCACCCGGCGCGATGCGTCAATCCGATCCTGGGCGCCTTCCTCAACGGCGTCGGCCAGCATCTTTTCGGCCGTCTCGCGCTGTGTGGATAGCTTCTTGAGTTGCTGCGTCGTGTTGTCGTATTCGTCCAGCAGTTCCTGCTGTGCTTCACGCTGGCGTCGGCTGGCGGCACCGATCTGATCCACTGCCGCCCGAACCAAAGTATCCGCAGCCGCCAGTTGCTCAGGAAAGCGCCGCGCGGCCTCGTCTGCACTTCCGGCGACCGACACAAGAATGGTGCGGAAGTTTTCGGCGTCCTTCGCCACAGCCTCCAAGCTATTGCTGGTCTGCAAGCGCCGCAGCGCCATCATTACTTCGTCAATCTGCGCTGCGGTCGCGCCGCCAAGCGCCTTCGCCAGCCTTTCCGCCTGCCCCCGCAGAACGGCATCATATTCCGTGTCCGACTGCCCAAAGATCCGCTCGACGGGCGACACCCCCCCGAAGGCTTCCCCCAAGCGGCTGGCAGACCCTAGAAGATCGCGGCGGGCCGTGGCAGCCGTAAGCTGAACTGTCGCCTCATTGGCGCGGGCCACTTCATCGGCCAGATCGCCGTATTTGGTGCGCAGTTCATCCAGAGGCGCAGAAGCCGCATCCACCGCATCAAGATAGGCGTCAGTCGTCTTTTCTAGGCTCTTCAGCTTATCGTCCAGCGTCTCGGTGTCCATCGCCACCTTGAGAAGCGCAGCCCCCAAGGGGATGGCAATGGCGGCGCCTGCGCCCATCAAAGCCCCTAGCGTCCCGAACCCGCCGAGAAGCTGGGGAAGCTGCTGGCCCAAAGCCTGCGCGGCTGATGTGCCCGCCCCAACTTGCGTGGCGAAGTCTCCGACCTGAAAGCCAAGGTTCTGCAAGCCGCCACCCGTGCGCATGATGCTGGCTTGGGTTTCTTCTGATGCCTGATTGAACTGCCGGGCAGCACGAACGACCTGATCTGTGTGCTGCTTTTGGCTGATCGCACCCACCGAAAGAGCGCGATCCAAGTCTTTCACGGTCTTTTCGTATTGCTTCGTCGCGCGATACACAGGGTCATAGGCCCGCGACAGGGTGTCCAGTTGCTTCATGTGGGCACGCATTGCCTGCGTGTCCGTGACCTTGCCCTGCGCGTCCTGAAACGCCTTTTGCGCTTCGTTGCCCTTCTTTCGATAGAGTTCAACGACCTTGTTCGCTTCGGCGACGAGCTTGGCGTCGGAAAAGCCAGCGGTTAGGACGAGATCGGGTTCTTCGGCCATGTCAGAAACCTGCAATTCCCATTGCGCGCAAATCCGCGTCGGTCAAATCATCCGCTGCACCGCTGGAGCCATTCGATTTCCAGCCATTTGCGCGCGCATAGCCGTCAAGGCAGGCCATGAACTGCCAGGGGGTCATCCGGCCAACTTGATCCGGGTCAAACCCCATAGCAGCCCCTAATCCGTAGTAGCTGCTGAACTTCCATCGCCCGTTTTTTCGCTTTCCGGTGTCGGACCCACCGGCAAATCCTCCCCCACCGGATCATCCGGGGGACCATAAAGGAAAGCCGCCAGGACAGCTTGTGCAGGAACCTTGAAGCCGATGGCGGGGTGCCGTTCGAAGGCAGTATGAACCAGCGACTTGGCTTGGGCGGCATCCATGCCCCCGCCAATCAGCCCAAAGCGCAAGACCTCAAACAGATCATCGGTTTTCCATTGCCCCGTGTTGATCCGGTGCAACAGCCATTCAGGGCCATAGTCGGTTTTTTGCTGAACAGCCTCAAGTTCAGCAAGACCCAGGCGGAAAGAATGCTCTCCGCCCGGCCAAACTGTGCTGATCGCTTTCATCAGGCTTTCATCATCCGTTCGGGCGTGCCGTCGAACTGGATCGCCACCGATGCCGTGACCTTCTGGCCCTTGGTCCGCGTGTTGTTCAACGTGGACAGAAAGGCGGGGCCGGTTTCATACTCTGTATCGCCGCTGGCAGCGTTCAGGTTGCCGACCCGAACCTGCTTCGTGGCGCCGGTATAGAACCAGTCGATCAGGGTGCCGTGCGACTGTGCGGCCCAGACGCCATCCCCGGAAATGGAAACTTCCGTGGCGCGAATGGCCCGCTCGGTCTGCAGCGGCAGGCTTTCATCATCGCAATCCGCCGGAACCTCGGTGGTGTCGAACTGCGCGGTTCGGGTGACGGTGACTCCGATCAGGCCGCAGATGCGCGTCCAGGTCGATCCGTCCTCGCTGACTTCAAGGACAAGTTCCTCAAAGCGTTCAGTGATAGGTGCGGCCAATGTAGCCTCCATGAAAAGCCGCCCACGGGCGGATGACTGTTGCTGGTGAAGGGCCTGAAACTCAGTCGCCCGATTTCCGGCCCTTGCTGGCCGTTTTTGCCCGTTTCGGCAAAACCTCTGTCGCGCGGCCAGCCTTAACGGCGGCGTCAATGAACTCGCGCGGAAAATGCTGCGGCTCTGGCTTGGGATAAGCCGACCAGCCGACATGCGTTTTGCGGCTGGAATAGTGGAACTCACCCGTGAAGATCGCCTTAGCCATTGCGCCAAGCCTCTCGAATGGCAGCCCGCACGCGCGTCTGAATGCGGCGAATGAACACGCTGCGCTGTTTCTTCCATATCGGATAGAAGAACGGCCTTGCTGGGGCGCCGGGGTGCCATTCGCCTTCATTCTGCCGTAAGCCTCGATCCACCGACGCATTGGTCTGCAATGAATGAGGCCGCGTGCCGAACTCGATAAAGCGGGCGTAAAAGGCTTCCTTGCTGCCCGCGTATATCTTGATCCGCATCGTGGCGTATTGGTCGCCCTTGTTCGTCCCGCTGCGGATTTCATCGATCATGAAGGTGCCGGGGGGCAGTTCGCCCCACGTCCAACCAATGCTGCGCCGCAGCTTCCCGCTTTTCTCGGGAACCAGCGCCCGCATCATGCTGACGATTTCCTTGGCGCCCTCTTCCATCGCCTCCCGCGCCGCTTCCACCGCAACTGCCGGGATCTGTTTCAGCTTCGCTTCAATTCTCGGGTTGAGTTGGGCCATTTTCCAGCAGGGCCTCCACTTGGATAACCCCATGAACAGCGCCGCTTGGGTCATCCATGACGCGGGCAATCGACACAGACAGCGTGTGCATCGTCAGGGCTTCGGTATCCGCCCAACCATCCAGCGCGGCGGCAATGTCATCCACTACGTCCTCAAGCCGACCTTTGTTCGATTGATCGGCCCACACGTCGATCTGCAACGTCTGCAACCGGCCCTTGATGCAATCAGCGGAATTGTCGCTCCAATATGACGGCCCAAGGGTGACATAAGGGGAAGCGGTTTCTTCCGTCGCCTTGTCATAGACCCGCCCGTCAAGCGCGGGGACTTGGGCGATGATGCGATCCATCACGATCTTGCGCAGGACGCGACCGGCTCTCATTGGCCCCTGTCCTCGGCAAGCATCTCAAGATAGCCCCGGTCATCCGAAGGCCGGGGATCTTCCTTCACGTCGAAATCCCGCCCGTCCACCAGCACCCGCCATTCGGACGTGATGCGGTCCGTGTCCGGCGTCTTGCGCACGGTCAGGATAGCCGGGCTGCGGCTCTGCATCCGAGCCTGCATGACGCTTTCACCGCCGCGCAGCCAGCGGATGCCAGCCCAGACGGTGAACTGCTCCTGATGGTCCTGCACGACCTGACCGTCATCGTCGCGGGCCTCAACAGGCGCGGCGAACGCGGCGCGATAGTCCAGTTTCATCGCAGCGCCGGGTCACGGTGCCGCTCCAGCAGCGCCACAACCCCCTCGTCGAGGAACTGCACCGGCTTGTCGCTGGTCGTCTGATCCAGCATCAGCACGGCCACGCGAACGATGGCTGCCCGCACCTCGCCAGGCACCGTGCTCTCGGTCCAGCCGTGATCGGGACGCTTGAGATAGTCGATCACGATGGCCTCGGCGTCAGCCAGCAGAACGGCCAACTGCGCTTCGGTATAGTCGATCTTGCCCCGGAACTTCAGGGTTTCCAGCGAGACAAGGGGCATTACCACTTGCTCCCGTCACCGCCTAGCTGCGTCAGATCGCGGCCCGGCTTCCCTTCCGGCCCTTGGATGCCCTTTTCGCCATCCCTGCCGTCCTTGCCGTCGCGGCCCTTCTTGACTGCCAGACGCCAGCCCTTGCCAGTATCCGGGCGCCCCTCAGCCCCAGACTGCGCGATCCAGAACGACCCACCATAGGTCACACCGTCGCCGAGCTGATACGCTTCCGCATCCTTCCATACGCCACGATCCACGAAGCCGGGCAGAACGATAGCAAATTCCTTGACCTGTTCGCCCTTGGCAAAGCGCAGCACGGCAGACCGTTCGCCTGTCTGCTCAAACGTCAGGTCGTCAAACCCGAAGCCGTCGCGGCCATCAGCACCGTCTTTACCGTCAGCGCCAGCCTTCCCGTCCTTGCCGACATACTCACCAAGATCTTTCGTGGTGCCGTCGCTCATAACAGCCACAAGGCGCCCCCCGTCAGCGCGGAACAAGTCTTTCACGTCCAGCCCGTCGCGGCCAGGATCGCCTTTTTCGCCGTCCTTACCATCGGCCCCGTCTTTGCCGTCGCGGGGCGCGGGAATGCTGGTCAAGTATTCAGAGACCTGGCCCTTTAGGACCGGCAAGACATCATCCAGCGAGACACTGGACCCGTCTTTCCCGTTGGCGCCATTCGCACCGTCCTTGCCATCAGCACCGTCCTTGCCGTCCTGCGGCACCGGGATGCTGGCGAGATATTCGGCAACCTGATCTTTAAGGGCGGGCAAGACATCATCCAGCGATACGCTGGCACCATCCCTGCCATCGGCCCCGTCGCGGCCATCGGCCCCATCCTTGCCATCTCGAACGGCGGGAATTTCGGCCAGTTGCTTTTCCAACTGGTCTATCCGACGCAGCAGGGGCGCCGTTGCCGTCTTTACGATGTCGGCAAGTTCGGCGCCGAATGCCTTTGCGTCGATCATGCTGCCTCCATCGCCTTCCGCATAGAAAGCAGGGTTTCCGCCACGAAGGCGCGTTCTTGGGCTTCGGTCGGCTCCGCAGCCGGTTCAGGCTGCGCCCATGGGTCGGGCTGCGCGTCGCGCCGCGCCAATGCCTCAAGGCTGTAGTTCTGCTGCTGCATATAGGGGCTGTCCCCGCCCTCTTTCGGGGGAAGGTTCAAGCGCCTGCGGCCTTCGTTGGGCGCCTTGATGCCCGACTTGACGGCTTCCGCCTCCGCGTTGACCATCGTTGCCGTGTCCATCCTGAACAGGTAATCCAGATCAAATTCCGTCCCGAGCGGGCGGGAAATGCCAAGCCCCTGATCCAGGCATTCTTCGATGCTTTCCACATGGATTTGCAGCGCATCGGTGTAATACTGCATGTTCAGGGCTTCGATGTTGTTATAGGCCGGGGCAGGTCCGACGCCGATCTTGTAGGCCGGAACGCCAAACGCCGTGCAGACCATCTCAGCCGACATTTTCAACTGCTCGATTAATTGCGCATCCGTCGCAGTGACCGCCATCGGCTCATACTTCAAGCCATCGCCCAGGACCGCGACCTTGCCCGCGTTCTCCCCGGAATACTGCGTATCCCAATAGGCTTTCAGACGCGCCGCCGTCTCGTCGGAAATCGCGCCGGGGGCCGTCAGCACTCCACCGGGATTGCTGTTGTTGTTGAAGAACCGCGCGCTGTTGTTCTGGATCGCCAGCCCCTGCGCCGCCGCGATGCCACAGGACGCAATCGGGGAAATCCCAACCAACGGGTGATAAAACGTGTTCCAGCGGTCGTGGATTATCTCACTGGCCGGGATGGTCACACTGGTTTCATACTGCCGCGACAGGTCATCGCGGGCCAGTTCGTAGTAAACGCCGCCATCCGACGCGACCAGAACCTTGACGTGCCGGGGGTCCAGCACAAACAACGCAGACACAACGCCCCGCTGATCGCGCTGCTTGAGAACGTAGGCGTTCCCGTGGATCAGCTTGCTTTCCATCCAATTCCCGAAAAACTGGATGCGGTTCTGGTAGGCGTTCGGCTTGCGCAACACCGGACTGTAAGCCGGGTTGTCCTTCTCGGCCCAGATGCGATCCGGCGTCAGTTCAACCATGCGAACCGGCATCTTGGCAATATCGCCAGCGATCAGCGACACGCAGCGCGAGACAGCGGCGAATGTCATCACGCTGTCCAGCTTGATCTCCTGGTTCATCTGCCAAGCGCCTGTGAAAGGCTCTTGTATCCAGCCCCAGAACCCGCGCGAACTGACCTGTTGGGGCTGCACGCGCTTGCGGGTGATGTCGAGGCCGAAAATGCGCACGATCAGTCCTCGGCCTTCATGTCCTTGCGACGATAGGCCCGCTTCTTGGGCTTGTCGTCATCTGCATTGCTATCCTCGGCCTTGTCCTCGACTTCCGGCACATCCCCGTCAGCCGCCTTTCCGATAGCCCGGAGAATACGCGCGTCGCGTTCCGATTTCGGCTCGAATTCATCGCCAGGGGACAGCCATTGCCCCGCATAGCGCATCGCCTTGACTGCAATCATGCCAGCCTCCTGTTGAGGGGCGGGCAGGTTTCCCCGCCCGCCGTTAGGGTCAGGCGTAAGCTGCGCCCGTGATATACTGAACAGCGCCTGCGCGGCGCTTGGTCCAGTTGATGAACCGCTCGGCGCGAATGCCGACCATGTTCATCTGCCACAGCGACACCATGACGGTGGTCGCGGTGGGCGGGTTCGTCGGCTCGCTATCCATTTGCAGCGAAGCCTGATTGCTGGCGTCCAGCATCACCTGCCCGTCATCGGCCAGCATGATCTCCGAGGCTTTCGCCAGGATGATGCGCGAACCTGCCGGGATGGCGGGCGGGCCGGTGACTTCCGACTGAGCCGGGATGTTCTCGGACAGGATGACCGGGATCCCGAAGAAGGTGCCAGCGGTGCCGCCGCTGATGGACAGGCCGGGGAATTCCGGCTGACCAAGCGGGTTCAGCAGCATGGCGATTGCCAGCGCCTGCGTCTCGGTCATAATCCAGACAGCGCCCGACAGCGACATGTTGGCGGTGATGAACTTCGCCATCAGCGCCTGAACGTCAGCCCGCAGGTGATCCGCACTCGTGCCGCTGGCGACAACCGGGGTCACGCCATTGGTGATCGAGGCGGGCGAAACCCCCGAAACCGCAGCCTTGGCCGGATCAACAAAGTCCTTGTCGATAAGGCCGCCGATGGTTTCGACCAGATCGCGGCGAACGATGTCCTCCGCAGCCGGGTTCGAGAACCGCACCAGTTCCTCGGTCATCACGACGATACCAGCAACCTTGGTGTGACCAAGGGTGATGCTGTCAAACGCCAGCGACGACACGGGCTTGGGGGCGCCTTCACCGACCCAGCTTGCCGACGCGCCGCCGGTCTGCCGGGGCACCTTGATGTTGAACGGCACACGGCGCAGACCGTCGATGCGGCCAAGGATGGTCGCGGGGCGCAGCAGTTCGGCAAACTCGCTTGCCATGTTACTGTATTCGACCAGCGGCTTTGCCCAGTTCGTGTCGGTCGTGGTGCCCGCCGCAACAGCGGCTTTCAGCACGGTTTCGACCTGGGGGGTATCATCCCAACGCTTGGCGATTTCCGCCGACTGCATCAGGTTGCCCTTACCGGCCATCAGCGCCATGGCGTAGCGCGTGAACGCGGTGCCTTTGGGCAGGTTGTTGCCCTTCACCGCAGCAACGGTGCGAACGCCTTCCGATGCCTTGGTGGTGGTGGCATTGGTCACGTCAGCCGCCGATTTAACGGCCAGCTTTTCCATGTCGCGCAAGCGGTTCAGGTGTTCGTCAATCGACTTCACCTCGCCTTTCAGGTCATCGTATTCCTGGGCACCTTCCGCATCGAGCGTTTCACCGCTTTCAGCCGATGCATCCATCAGTTCAGCCATGCGGGCCGACTTGGCAGCGCGCGTGGCCTCAAATGCCGAGATTTGCTCGGCAAAGGTCTTCTTGGACATCTGCTTGTCTCCATTTGCAGATTTGACAGGGACGGCAGACGCGCCGACTTCCGACCCAACAGCATTCTGGCCTGACGCGGCCCGCTGCTCAGTGTCGTATTGCTTGACCGCAAGAATGGACGCCTCGGCGTTCGCCGGGATCGTCACTGCTGACAACTCCATCCATTCCCACGAAGTAAACTTTCGACCCCAGGAACCGGGGATATCCTCGCTCTCAAGACCGCGAAAGCCGATGGACAGACCCCGCACCAGACCCGCCTTGATGCGGTTCCATGCCCGGTCAATCTCGGCGTCAACGCCCTTGGCAATCTTGGCGACGACCTCGATACCCTTGGCCGTTACCGTCGCTTCCGTCACATGGCCGATGGGCTGCGATGCGTCGTGCTGCCACAGCAGAGGAAGGGGAAGCGCGAACTTGGCGCCTTCCGGCACGACGACATCCTGCACGCGGTCGGGCGCAGGGGTGGTGGCGATGCCTCGGATTTCCCGCGCGTCGTCGTCAACGGCCTTGATCTCCAAGACCGAATAGGCACGATTTTCCATCGCGGCCTCCTAAGTGATTTGTGCTGTCAGCCGACGATCAGCATTTGGTATTGCGGCGGGCGAGGCGCTTCCGGGTTGCGGCTCATCACCGTCACAGCGTCAAACAACGCCATTGCCGGGTCAATCTTGGCATCCCCAGCGTTCGCTTTCGTTGCCCTGATCGCCGTTGCGGTCGGCTCGATCTTGATGTTGCCGACACACCAAGCCATCAGCGCGGACCCGTCATGGCGCAGTGTGCCGTTGATCAGCTTTCGCTCTGCCGTCTTGATAGCGTTCATCATCGCATAGCCCTGGGGAGCGCCGATGACCTTGCCGTTCTCAGGGGTCACGTCGATTTCCGCCAAGGCGTCGATCATTTCGCCCAACCCGGCAGGGTCGGCCGCGACCGATGCCAGCAACCCACGCTGATTGATGTCGTCCACCAGTTCAGCGATCTGCCTGATGTCATCCAGTTCATCCCCAACAATCGTCAGGGTGCCTTCCGCCTCGAAATCCCGCAGGCGGGATGCGATGCTCTTGCGCAAGTCCAGCACTCCCTTGTGGCACCACGCATGATGCCACGCCAGCCAGTCCTTGCTTTCCTTGTCACGCCCAACCACGGCGACACCGAACAAGTCGTCCGCGCCGCCGCCGTCCAAACCCACCACTACAACCTCAGACCGGGAAAGCACTTCTTCCAAGGTCAGCGCCTTGTCGCCCCGCTTGGCCCAATAATCAGCGCCGGGCCATCGGTTGGCCCGGAGGTTCATCCCGATTTCGACGTTCAGGTGCTTGGCTAGGAAGGTCGCCCGCGTGCCAGCGTCCTTCGCCATTTCCTTGCCCATTTCCCGTTCCAGCCATTCCTGGCTGACCGACCGACCCATGTTGGGGTTGGTCACATAGAAATAGGCGGGGTCTAGGTAGGCTTCTTTCTTGATCAGTGCCTGCGGGAACTCATACAGCACCGGCAGAAACCGCCTGTCATCAATCTTGCCGTCCCGCACATCGCGGGCATAGTCCAGCTTGTCCTTGAACACGCCAGCAGGCGGCGCGTCCGATTGCGTGGTCAGGTAGATGATGAAGCCCTCTGGCCTCGACACCAATCCGCCCGTTGCTTCTCGCAGCATCGCATCGGCCTTCGGCTTCGATCCGAACAGCCACAATTCGTCAATCAGGATGCGGCCCGATTTCTTACCCGACACGGTATCGTTATCAGCCGCGACCACCTTCAAGGATGACCTTGTGACCCGATGCCGAATGGTCCGCTGGTGGTCAATCACATGCAGAAGGTCGCTTAGCTCCTCATCAGCCCGCACCATCGCAGCGGCAGGGTTGAAGCTGGCCCCGGCAACTTCAATCGTCGGCGCCAGGATCAACAGTTCTTCTTCCTCGCGCCAACTGATGATTAGCGCCGTCAGCATCACCCCAGCGGCAATGGTTGACTTGCTATTTTTTTTACTGATCAGGAGCATGAACTCGCTAATCAGTTGGTTGCCTGTCTCAGGGTCATTCGCCCCGAAGATCGCAGCCACGAAGTCGAACACCCACTGGTCGCAGACCTCACCAAAGGTCGGCTTGCCGGGCATGTCCGCAACCCGCAGGGACTTGAACACGCCTAGCGCATAGTCCGCTTCCGACTGGAACAGCGGGTCGAAGGGGATCAGGCTTTGCCGCCGAACGATCCGATCAGACCAGTCCTTGCACTCGGTGGACCACTCAACCATCAGCCGTTATTAACCGCCAGTTTAGGACCACCTCGCGGAGCGAACCTTCCCGCAGCCGCCACCTTTTCAGCATTGGCCTGCCTCTGCGCCTTCTTTCCCTCTGGAGCCTGCGCCTCATTCCAAGTCTTGAACGCCGTCGCCAGCGCCTTAATGACGTTCGCCCGACCGGGCAGTTCGATAGCCTTCATCATCGCGGCACGGCGGCGAGGGTCCTCCTCATGCGCCTCGATCATCTCCGCTAATTGCGTGTGATGGGTCGTCGTGGCGTCCAGTTCATCTAGCAAGCGGAAGATCAGGTTGTGGCCTTTGCCAACGATCTGCTCTGGATCGGTAGCATCAACGCCCGCCATCATCACCGGCTCAGTGCGCGGTGCGTCGGAGGTGCGCACCGGCTTGCGCGCCTTTTCGGGGCGATCAGGCCAACCTTCCTGCTTTGCTTTCTTGCGAATTGCAGACTCAGAAACCTGATACCAGTCTGCCAACCACCTGATACTCTTGTCAGATTGCGACCAGTCAGACCGGATGGAAGGCCAGTCAATCGGCTTTTTCTCATCGGCCATGCTTCACAGTGCGCAGCGAGTGCGCACCCTCCAACTCCCCAGCAGGGAAAAAATCTCGGAATGAGTGGGCCGCGGGTCCGTGGGATCAGCCCGATTTTTACTCGGGGACGCCCCCCCCCTACACCTCGCCTCGCCGCTCCATCGCCTGCTTTCGGCTGTCATGGCAAGACTTGCACAGGCACTGGATGCCTTGCCGGTCCCAGAACAACGCCTCATCGCCACGGTGCGGGGTGATGTGGTCAGCCACCAGGTTTCGGCTCTGCCCTTCCATCTTCCCGCACATGGCGCAGGTGAACATCGCATCCACCAGCACCTGCCATCTCAGCTTCTGCCAGCGGGCGGTGTTATACCATGCTCGCCAAGGGCTGGCCTGCCTGCGGTGCCGCGCCCGGCCTTCCTCATCCTTGGGCGCCTGTAGCGTGGGGCGCATGGCCGTCAGGCGGGGCGTCTGCGTGGGCAGCTTAGCCATCGTGCCTGCTGCCTTTACCGTCCCACTTGCGGGGCAAGGTCAGCCTTCCGGCTTGCGGGAGAATGCTTCCTCTAGCGCGGGAAGGATGGCATCAATCACCTTGCGGGCTTCATCCACCATAAGGGCGTCAACGTCCACTCGCAGCACTTCCTGCCCGGTGGTGCGGCTGATGATCCTGCCACCTGCGGCTTCCATGAACATTGGCATAACCGCCTCGCTGTATGGTTGGGCTATCCGGCCTTGCCGTGGGTGAGCGGCCTTGTGTTTGGCCCGTCAGCGTCCTTTGCCCACGGGGTGAATGTGGACGCTGATGAACTGAGCGGAACCCCTTATCGCAGCATCGGGGCCGGGCCGTGACGGGGCATTGCTGCAACCGTCCTGCGTATGCCCGCGCTCATGTAGACTGCCCGACCGGGATAGCCCATCCCTTCTATCCGCGCCCAGCATCCAGGCGACTTACGAGGCAGTCTGCATCAGAGCGGCTAACGAAAACGCGGCGCCGATCTCTCGGGCCGCGCTGAATTACAAGCGGTGGCGATCAACCCACCGGCCAGGCTCTTAACCTGGACTTAACGCGGATGCCGAAGCAGAGCCGCAGCGCAAAGCAGACCTGTAGCCAAACCTCGCGCGCGATTATTTGGTCGCACAGTTCCTACCGTTTTGCAACCCCTTATCTCGACATGGCGTCCGATAGCCGGTCTAGGGCCTCCCGCAGATGGGCCAGCCCTTCCCGCGTCCGCAATGCGCCATAGATGCGCGACGGGTGCTGACCGTCCAAGACGCAGGCGGAAATAAGCGTCTTGTCTTGCGGGTGAACATGCCGGGCCAGCTTCTCATAGCGGCTGATGCGGTCGATCTGGATGGTGACAGCATGGTCCGGCTTGGGGCTGGACTGCACCCGGTCATTGTCGGGCAGGCATGGCTTGCTGCGCATGGTAGCCTCGAATGCGTCCCGCAGCATGACGGCGGCGTTGTATCCGCCCGTGCTGATGCTGCCGCGCTTGTGCCAGTATTGCAGCAGGTCGATGCGGCGGGCACCCGTGATCCCGTTCGGGTTGATCGTCTCGCCCGTGTCAGGGTCAATATCCCCGCGCTGCTCGATGATAAGCCCCATGCGGTTGGCCTGCCCTGTTGCGCCGTGATCCCAAGGGCTTTCCGGCATGGTGACGCGACCCTTGCGCCGGGCCATGACGCCAGCGAGTGATTGCTTGCGCTGTCTGGCAAGCTTGCGGGATTTCGTCTTAGCCATTGTCGGCCCCGTTTTCCGCCCCGTGAGGCGCGTTGATAGTGTCGGACGGCTCCGCATACCCGGAAGGGTCGTTGCGGGGCTGTGGGGCGGCTTCTAGAGGCGCTGCGGGCAACTCCAAGACGCCAAGCCCGACCGGGATGCCCTGCAACGTGGCGATCTGTGCCTCTGCTGCGTCGATGATGCGTTGCCTGCTGGTGACGGTGTAATGGCGCAGGCCCGATCCAGCAGCGGAGAGGATGGCTTCTGCCAGTTGTTCGGGGGTCATGGTATCACTCATCGCCCTGCCCTCTCTCGCTGTCGGAGTCCCAATGGTCCAGATCGCCGCCGCCCAATGCTCTCACCTGATCGCGGATGGCTGCGTTGTCGGTGTGTCGCTCCTGGCGGCGTTCCTGCTTGCGGCTGTCGCGCTGGCGTTGGATGCGGGCTTTGGGGTCGTGTTGGCTCATGCCTGCGCTCCGTGATGCTGTTCCCAGAAATCGGCCATGACGTGCAGCAAGGGCTTGCCTGTTCGCGCGGCTTCATCCGCCAGCCGGGCGCGGCCTCTCACCGACATCCCATCAACGGTCTTTTTCGGCGGGCCAATCTTGATGCCCTGCTTCCACAGCACGTCCATGGTCTGCTGGCTGACGCGGCCGCATCCCGCCTTCGCTGCGGCTTGTCTCGCGGCGTTGTAGCTGATGCCTAACGCAGCGGAGATTTCGGTGCTTTTGCATCCCTTCGCCTTGACTTGCCGGATCCATTCGGCCCGCTCTGCCAACAGTTCCGGTCGATGGTTTCCAATCCGGCCGCGCAAGTGTTTGGGGGCTGTGAGGGTCATGCTGCTGCCCTCCGCTGCTGGGCATCAGCCTTCATCAGCGCACCGATGATCCGGTCCATGTCGCCTTTGCGGACCCAGTTGCGGACCGTTTCACGCCGATGGCCGATGTAGTCTGCGAAGATTGCCACGGAGGGCCATTGGCGATTGCCGATGGTGATTGGGCGGCGGCGGGATGCGTTCAGACGGGCGGCTTCACGGCCCAGGCGGTCCAGATTGCCCCAGGTATCGAGGTGATAGCCGATGGTTCGCTTCGACACGCCTAAGGCTTTTGCAGCAGCCCCGTGGGAAATGTAGAGGGTGCCATCCGGTCCCAAGACTGGGCAGGCGTTGATATGAGCCTTCATGCCTCGCCTCTCCGCTTGCGGATGTTGCGAAGGCCGCTCATGACGGTGGTGTGGTCGCGCTGGAACACGCGGCCGATCTGCGACAGGCTGAAACCGTGACGGGTGGCGATGTCGTAGATCGTTTCCCGAACGCGGCACAGGTGGGCATCCCTGCCAGGGCCGAGAACCAGCCATACCGGGATTTCGGCTTCTTCGCAGACTTCGCGGGTGATCTGGCGAATGCTGGCCCGCTTGTGGATGTCGCGGATCTGGGCGCGATCTTCTTCGGTCAGGAAGCTGTGGGATTGGTAGGTCATTCTGCGGCCACCCGGTTTGCGCTAAGATCAGGCTGTTGCAGTTCGGGCGATTGGCGGGCGCGATCCTCGGCATCGGCTTCCGACACGCCCCAGATGTTCGCCAGAACGGCGACATGACGGCGATATTCTGCATCACCGAGGATGGACGACAGCGGATCACCACGGCGGGACTGCTCGGCCCTGCGTGCAAGGATTTCGCGCTCATCATCGGGGAACAGCGTGAAGCCACGGAAGCGGGCTTCGGCCAGATCCTTGAAGATGCCCCGCTCGACCATCTTCCGGGTGCGGAAGCCGTTACCCATGCCCGGCATCTGCGTTCCGAACTTCTGGAACCATCCGATCAAGGCATCAACCGCTGCGACTTCGGCCCGGGCGTTCGGCCCGGCTTGTTCTTGGGGCCGTTCTGCACCACGGCAGGCCCGAACCACCTCACCGGGGGCGGGCCAGCTTCGCGTCGTCATGCTGGCTTCCAAGCGGCGCAGGGCATCTTCGAACCAGCCCTGCCAGCCGTCATCGGGGGCGTGATCCAGGAAGATGCGCAGAATGGCGTTGGCATCATCCTGCATGGCTTGGGGATTGTTTGCGATCTGGCGCGGCGGGCTGAAACGATCCAGCCAAGCATTGACGCGCATCGTGATGTCGGCAGTCATTGAATTGCTCATTGGCGGTATTTCTCCGGGATCTGGGCGCGGATGCCGTGGCCGGTGGGCCGGGCATGGTTCTGGTGAAGGGGAAGGATTTCAGCAGCGCGGAGCGGCGGCGCGGACAGGGCGGCGCTCAGGCGCGTCATGGCGTTGGTGAAGTAGGAAAACCGGCTTGGAGGACCATCGGTCTTGCCCCGCATGATGCTGGCAATCTCAGCCTCGACAGCCTCAATCGACATGCCGGGCATAGCCAGCCAGCGGTTGGCTTCGGCCACATCAGACGGGGTGCCAATGAACTTGCTGGGGCCGACTACGCCGTCAGCGCCAAGCCCCATGGCAATGAGGATGCGTTCTCGAACCGAAAGGCTTTCTGAGGAAGGAACGGTCTCTCGCGCGCACGCGCTACCACCACCACCATATTCTATTCTATTCTCTTCTATTCTGCTTGAAGCAATTGCTTGGCCCGATTCATTATCGGACAATGCCTTAGCAGCGTTTTCAGCCCTCTTTCGTCCACCTTTCGCGCCACTTTCGGCCCTCGAACCGGACACGGAACCGCGCTGAACTATGTCTGAAATGGCCTTGTCGTTGGTGATCCGGCCGTCCTCGATCCTCAGTTCACCTGCTTCGATCAGGGCGTTTAGGAGCGTCCGCGCCTTCCGTGTGGAGCAGCGAAACAGGCCAGCTAGAACACGATCATTGTTCGGCACGGGCTGGTCGTGTTTGTGGATCGCGTTGATGATGCGCAGGAGCGCCGCTTCTTCCTCAAGCGACAGTTCAGCGGTGCGGAAATCCCAGTCGGCGGGGTCCATCTTGTAGTAGGCGCTCATTACGCCACCTCCGCAGTCACGATGACCGCGCCGCTCTTGCACTTTTCGCCCCGGCGCAGGGTGTAGCTGAACAGGCTGTCATCCACGCCTAGGCAGGCGGACAGGCCGTCAATGGCGCCCTTCATGGCGGATAGTGCGCCGTCCAGGTCGAAGCGGCGGGCGGTAGGCCCGCAGAACGTCATGGACAACCGGACCTCATGGACGGGATGCGCGGGCTTTTCCCATCCAGCAGCTTTGGCGATGAAGAATGCGGCCGAACGCTGCGCATCACGGGCGGTCTTGTTCTTGGCCCAATGAGCCTTTCGGTTCGGCCACAAAGGCTGGGCAGGCCAGTCGATTGCGATCTGCGCCATCATGCCTTCGGCTCCACGATTTCGATCCACACGTGCTGTCGATCCTCGTCGTGGATCTCGATGCGCTTGGCCTGCCGACCACGCGCGATCACGTCACGGGCCTGATCCAGCGTCAGGCCCGCACGTTCTGCGATTTCAGCGGTGGTGAACTTGCCGCCACGGGCTGCCTTGATGAACGCGATGCTTTGCTGTTCGGGGGTCATGCTGCAATCCTCCGATCCAGCCCCGCCCGGCGCAGCCAGTCGCGCAGGGCGTCGTTTAGAGCGGTCTTTGCCGCCAGATCGGTGCGGGCGGTCTTTTCGGATCCGTGCCGATCCAGCAGAAGCCTCCAGCGGCAGGGCTGGCCGGGGAAGATCACGCCTGCCTCGATCTCCGACAGCAGGGCGACGATGCGGCCATGGGGCGGGAAATCCTGGCGGAAGGTCAGCATGCCTACCCCTCGCCCACAGGGACATGATGGATGGAGTGGGTCATGCGCGCCTCCCCCTGATGATCCCCAGCCCGACAAGGGCGACGATCAGCAGGACGCCAGACGCAGGAACCGGCACAGGGGCGACAGGCGGCACATCAACCGGCGGCGTGATGCAGCGGCAGGGATAGGACGGCTGCGGGGGCCAGTAGGGCGGCATGGCGATGGACGATGCGACCTGCTGGACCTGCGTTGACGGCGAGGCGATCTGCGGCGCGGCGGCGGCATCTGCGGGGATCCACGTCCCCCAGGCATAGCCGGAGGCGGGGATGTGCGCGTAGGGATCGACCTTCGCCAGCGGCACGTCCGCATCAGGCGCGACGATCAGTCGCGGGTAATCCACGCCATCGGCGCGGTGCGGGGGCGACCAGACGGCCGGGCGGAAGCCTAGGCCCTCGAACCAGTGGATGCCTGCATCGGTCATGCCCATGCCTCCAGATCGCCAAGGGCGCTGTCGCCGGGGATGAACGTCGGGCGATGATACAGTCCGCCCGCGTAATCGGGGGAGACCTTGCGGACACGGCCCATCCAGCCCTTGAGAACAAACACCGCGCGAACGGCATTGTGGCTTTCGTCAATGGCGCCCGCGATTTCGGCCAGCGTGTGTTCCCAGCCGAACGCCTCGCACCATTGCCATGCACGGAATGCGATGGTCTGGGATCTGGGGGACAGGCGGGCGCTCACGCGGCACCCGTTGTCTTTTTTACAGGTGATGCTTGAAGGACTGCATTGGCGCACACAGGTGAATGCGTATGATGCATTGTCACCCCGCCCGCTTAAGGCTTGCCTCGACCCAGCTTGACGCCGGGACGAAGCCATTGGTCTCGCGTTCAATATCGACCGCCAGTTGCAAGCCAGGGGTCATTTCCTCACGCGTCAGGCGCGAGATGATGCTCGGATCGACGGACACGCGAGCGGCAAACGCGCGCTGCGTGAGGCCTTCCTTCGCAAGATAATGGGTGAGTTTGGACATGGCAGCATAATGCACCAGATGCATAAAGAGGTCAACACTCTCAATGCACCTCGTGCATTTGCCTCAATCATGCATCACGCGCATGATGCCGCCATGAATTTGCGCACTTACCGCACAGCGAAGCGGCTGACCCAACAACAACTGGCAGAACTGGTCGGCGTGGATCAGGCCACGATCCAGCGCGCCGAAAAAATGCACAGTAGCGCCAGGCTGGAAACCTATATCAAATGCGCCGACGCCTTGGGGGTCACGCTGTCGGACCTATTCAGCGATGAAAGAACCGCTGAAGAAGCCCTCTTGGTCATAGCGTTTCGGTCTTCTGATGCGTCCCGTCGCAAGGTTCTGTCGGCCTTGGCGATTGAGGCAGGAAGCCAGCCGCCGTCGCCTGCGCAATGAGCCATTTGATTTGCTCATCCGTTAGTTTCGCAAGCGCCGCTGCAAATTCCTGTTCTTCCGTCATCGTCCCACCCAGACCTGTGCTCCCGGCGAGAACTTTCCCAGAACATCCGCGACCGCGCAACTGTCGAACGGACAGGTTGACCGCATTTGCTTGTGGAAGAATCAGCCGGAAACAGGGCGTTGCGGCGAAGCTGCTGGACGAATGGGCCGACAAGGTGACGCAGCCGATGGAGGAATGGGATTGACCGAGGACGACGAGCAGTTGCTCAAGCAAACGCTAGCTAAGGCAGTCGAACGGATTGAGATGTTGGAAGCATCCAACCTGGCCCTTTGGAATTGGGTGAAGCAACTGGCAAGCCAAGACGCAATGGCTTTGAGTTTTGCGGTGCATCTCCTTGATCGAACTGACAAAGGTAAGGCTGCCCGAGAAGAAATCACCAATACAATCTTTGATAACAGGGATACGCTACTGGGGGAGGACGCGCCTAGATGACCGATGGCTATCCACATCCCAAATTCACCGAGCGCAGACGGCAGCTGGGTCGTGACGCATTGAAAAATGGTGATGGCGATGGCACATTGCCTCCTATGGAACAGCGGTTGTCCCGACTTGAAGAAGCCTTTGCGCGCGTAGACATCAGCCTTGATCGGCTGTCTTCTGATATCGCCGATGTGAAGGCGTCACAGACAAGGCTTGAAGATCGGACATCTCTCATCGGCGCTTCGCAGGCCCGGATTGAGGAGCGGATGGAACGCGTCATGGATCGCGCCCGTGATATGCCCACCCCCGACAAGGTGGACAGCATGATAAATTCGAAGATGGGGATTGCGGCGCTTTTGTTCGCAGGACTTGGCGCCCTGATCGCGGCGATCACCTACGCTGCCGGATAGTCCGCGCCAACCGACCGTCACTACAGTAGCCCGCCCGACCAGGCGGGCTTTTTGCTGCGCTGACGGCCACGGCGGGGATCGACCCGCAGCCGGTTCCCCGGTCGTGTCCTTGGGTAGGTAGCCCGCGCTCCATGCGCAGTTCGCGACCGCCAGCACCTGCACCATAGCACGGGCGAATCAGGGACAGGAAGAATTCGATGCACGTCATGCATTTTATGCTTGACTGTCGAATGCACCACATGCATATTTGTCCTACCACCCGCCGAAGACACGCAACCGCCTGACGGCAACAGCGCAGATCGCGGGATCACAGGAGGACAACCGAAATGACCGCCAATCCCGACTATGAAGCAATCGCCCGCGCCCACGGCTGGACCGAAGTGGATCGCGATCCTTCCGAAGATCGCTGCGAAGATGGTCCCTGCCTCTGGCACGAGGGCGCCGATTATGCCGCGCCGCTCGGTGCGTGGCGTGACGCCTGCGAACTGCTGGGCATCCTGGATGCTGACGGCAACCTGATCGCGGAGGACGCGTGATGCCGATCCCCATCCTTTTCCCCCGCAGCCTTGACGGCCTGCTCTACAACCGCAAACAGACCATCCGCCTCGCTGCCTATGCCGTTCATCAGACGCGGCATCAGTTCCGGTTCGCCGCACGGCAGACCGATTGGGCCAATCGCCTGTCGGCCCGGATTGCGCAGGTGGCGAAATGAGCAACATGCCTTGGGCCGTTTACCGCTGTGACCGTATCCAGCGCGGCCAGACCCCGCAGAACGAAGTCTTTGTCAGCGGGCACCTGACGCCCGGCGAGGCGATGGACGAAGCCAACCGCCTCAAGGCTGGCGACCGCTCCAACAGCTACATCGTGGGTGCTGCGTGATGGGTGGCGTTCTTATCGGCTTCTCCCGCTGTCCGATCACGGTCACGGCCTTGCGTCGGATGGGTATCGAGGCTGTCACCTGTGATATTCGGTCAGCCGACCATTACTGGCACATTCAGGACGACATCTGGGACGTCGTCAACTGGCGTTGGGATTGGGGCATCTTCCATCCGATGTGCACCTATCTGACGTGCAGCGCGGCTTGGGCCTTTTCAGATCCCGACTTCGACCGATACCCCCGCGTCGGCTATCACCAGAAGGTCAAACCCGGCACCCTGACCGGAGAAGCCCGCCGCCAAGCCCGAGAGAAGGCTTTGGACGATGTGCGCCGCATCATGGCGCTGCCCTATCCCAAGGCCATCGAGAACCCCGCCACCAGCTTTATCAGCAAGGCGATCCGCAAGCCCGATCAGGTCATACAGCCCTATCAGTTTGGCGACGATGCCAGCAAGGGAACCGGCCTCTGGCTGGACCGGCTGCCACGCCTCACTCCCACGCGCCGAGTTTCCGGTCGGATCGTCACCCACAACGGCAAGCATGTCGAACGCTGGTCCAACCAGACCGACAGCGGCCAGAACCGTCTGACCCCGACCGATGATCGCTGGCTCCAGCGCAGTGAAACATACCCCGGAATTGCCATGGCGTTCGCGCAGCAATGGGGAACCGCGACGAAGGAAATCGCAGCATGACCCCGATCCAAGCGCCCGTGTCGCCCCGCACCGGCTGGCTGTCCGATCTGATCATCCTGAACGAGCGCATCCGCCGGGACCGGATCATCACCCTTCCCAGCTCTGAATACGAGCAGATCGTCCCCGCCCACATCGCTGCTGCAAAGCTGGCAGAGGGGACGCGGTGATGGCCGACAAACCGATCAAGGCCATAAAAGGCTTCGACCATGATCTGCAATGCCGTGGGTTCCAGTTTGCTGTCGGCGAGACCTACAAGCACGAAGGCACGGTCGAAGCCTGCGTCGGCGGCTTTCACGCCATCCCCGAGGATGTTCATCCGCTGGCGGTGTTCAGCTTCTACCCTCCCGCCGGAAGCCGCTTCTGTGTGGTAGAGGTTAACGGCAAGACCGACCGCGAAAGCGACAAGATCGCCGCTGAAATCCTGACGGTTCAGCGGGAGATCGGACTGGGCGAACTGGCCCAGGAAGCTGTGGATTGGGTGATGGCCCGCGCCTCCCTGGAAGGCCCGGTTGCGGTCAAGGACAATGGTCTAGCCACCGCGTCGGGCGATCAGGGCGCGGCCACCGCGTCGGGCTATCAGGGCGCGGCCACCGCGTCGGGCTATCGGGGCGCGGCCACCGCGTCGGGCTATCAGGGCGCGGCCACCGCGTCGGGCTATCAGGGCGCGGCCACCGCGTCGGGCTATCGGGGCGCGGCCACCGCGTCGGGCGATCAGGGCGCGGCCACCGCGTCGGGCTATCTCGGTCAGGTCCAAGGAAAGGAAGGCAACGCCCTGTTCGCGGTCGAACGCGAGACGTGGGACGGCCCCATCCTTTCAGTCGCCTGCGGGATCGTCGGCAAGGACGGGATCAAGGCTGACACCTGGTATCACGCCAAAGGCGGTAAGCTGGTGGAGGTCGCGCAATGACCAGACCCAGCTTCGACGAAATCCAGGACTGGCGGAAGGACCGCCACGGCTTGGACCGAATGACCCGCTGGCAGATCGCAGGCGTGGGTGTGCTGGTGATCAGCACGGTAGCTTGGGTCGCGGCCAACATCGCTGTCATCGCCTACCTTCGCGCAACCGAACCGCATCCGATCTGCGCTGCCCGTGCGCTTTATGGCGCGGAGTGCAGCGCGGTTCTGGCGGAGGGCCGGTGACATGATCCGTGACCTTATCGCCTACCTGCGGCTCCGCTGGCGTTGGACCTATGACGCAGACCACGGCACCTGGCATCGGGGCGCCGCTCTCATTGAGGACGGAAACCATGGCTTCCGCCTGTATCGCCCCGGTCTCGGATACACGATCCACGCCAGCCTGACCGAGGCCATGCAGGCAGAGCGCGCTCTACCAGACGCTTTTGTGTTCCGGTCCCGCTACAAGCCCACGGACGGCAGCGACATGCTGCAATCCGGCCGCAACATGATCCCGCACGAGGAGGACCAGTGATGAAGCACGCCCCCATCGCAACACTGCATCCCGACCTGATGGCGATCAACTGCGCTCTGACCGTGGGCGGTCTGGACCGGCACGACATTTCCGGCCTCTTGCACAAGCTGGCCGAGAAGGCATCCCCCGGCCGCCATTCGCCGGATTGGGTGCGGCTCATGGCCTGTCTGCCGCACAGCGACCGGGCGACGAACGACCTGCTGAACGCTCTGGCAAAGGCAGGCCCTCTCTATGACAGCCCGCCTTGGGATGCCGATGACCTGGACGAAGTTGCGACGGAAATCGAGTTCGCCGCCGCCGCTTACGTCGAACAGATCAGGGCGCTTGCCGACAACCTGCGGGATCCCCGCAGCCGATAATCCTCGATCCGCGCGCGTGTCCTCCCTGCGCGCGGTCAAGCCGGTGGCGGTAGCCTGCTAGGCCGCCACCGGCATCCCGGAAACCAAAAGGATCGACAAATGAACGCTATTGCCAAGCACGACGAGGCCGGAGGGAACACCCATCTCCCTGCCGACCCTATGGTTAGCATGATCGAGCGCCTGGTCCTGAACCCTGATGCCGACTTGGACAAGTTGGAACGGATGCTTGCCCTCAAGCGAGATCATGACCGCGACAACGCCCGGATCTCTTTCGCGCGCGCTTTGGCAGCGGCTCGGTCGCAGATACCACCCATCATGAAGGATGCCACGGTCGATTTCAGGACCAAGGACGGCAAGCGCACCCATTATCAGCATGAAACGCTGGCGGGCATCGCCAAGGTGATCGACCCCATCCTTTCGCAGTTCGGACTGTCCTACCGGTTCCGCACCGATCAGGGCAATGGCGGGGTTCGTGTCACTTGCATCATCGCCCATGCCGACGGGCATAGCGAGGAAACGTCGCTGACCTGTGCGCCGGATGGATCGGGCAGCAAAAACCCGTTCCAGGCTGTCGGAAGCGCCGTCACCTACTTGCAGCGTTATACGCTCAAGGCCGCCTTAGGCTTGTCGGCAGAGGTTGACGACGACGCCCAATCAGCCGCGCCGCGCCGGGATGATGCGCCAACCCAAGAAGATCACAAGTCGGTTCAGCGCAGCAACACGATCACCGCCGATCAGTATCGACAGTTGCAAGCAAAGGCTGATGAAGCTGGCGTCCCTTTGGATCGGATCGCTTCTCAATACAGCGTCGAACACATCGAAGAACTGCACCCCGATGACTTCACCCAGATCATCAAGCGCCTGAACAGCACCATCAAATCCCGCAAGCCTGTCGTGATCGACGCGAACGAAATTCCGTATTGAGGATCCCAGAAATGGACGACCTGAACCCACGAGCCGTAATCGGCGCCAACAACCCGCCAGACCCGCTTGATGAAATCTGCGCGCAGTTCGAGGCCGCGCGCGAAGAAGCCGCGAACTGGCTGGACGGACATCCCGTCGAGAACGAAGCCCAGATGAAGGCTGTGGATGTCCTGCGCAAGCAGGCCCGCGAATGGCGCATGGCCTTGGAGGCCGGGCAGAAGTCGGCAACCGCGCCCCTTTATGACGCCTACAAGACCGAAGGCGCACGATGGAAGCCGACCATCGAGGATGCGCAGCGGATCGAGAAGGGCCTTGTCGCCTTGGTGGACGGCTTCAAGCGCAAGCTGGCCGAGGAAAAGGCCGAGGCGGAGCGCGCCGCCCACGCCGAAGCCGCCCGCAAGATGCGCGAGGCCGAAGAAGCCGCCCGCAAAGCCAATGCGGCCGATCTGGAAGAGCAGCGCGCCGCCGCAGAGGCGCAGCGCGAGGCCGAGGAAGCGCAACGACGCGCCGCTGCCGCCAGCAAGGATACCGTCAAAGGTATGCGCAATGAGACGCGCTATGAGATCGAGGATCACCGCAAGCTGCTCAACTGGATCGCCGTCAATCGCCGCGATGATCTGACCGTGTTCATCGAGGACTGGGCGCGGAAGAACCACAAGACATTTCAGAACGCGGACGGACTTCGGGTCTGGCAGGAAAAGGCGGCTTTCTGATGATCCGGTCGAGCTACACCCCCGCCCAGATCGCTGATGCTGTCTCTCACGCCAAGACCGCCACCGGCTGGCCCGACGATATGCTGATCCACGACATGGCAGCGCATATCCTGGCGGGACCGCAGGCGTCCGACGAGGCTACTGCAGACGCTGCGGATCAGGTGCTGGCCCATCTGGCGCGTCAGCATGTCGAGGGGCGGGCCGATGCCTAAGCGCGAAACCCCGCCACCGCCCATCGTCAAGCTGTTTGCAGGGCGCATCATCCCCGCCAGCGGCTTGGACCATGAGGATATCACGGCCTTTCCAAACGGCACCGAGTTTGACCTGATCGCCCGAACCAAGCGCAGCCATCCCCAACTCAAGACCTATTGGAAAGCCCTGTCCGTCGCTGTGAAGGCAACGGGCCGATGGGGATCCCGCGAAGCCCTGCACACGGCGATCAAGGTCAAGCTGGGCTATGTGGAACCGATCTTTGACCTGCAAGGCAAGGTGGTTGGCATGAAACCCGACAGCGTTGCCTTGGACAAGATGAGCCATCGCGATTTCTGCGAATACATGGACCGCGCTATGGCCGAACTGGCCGATGCCGTTGGGTTCGATCCGCTTGGGTTTCTGGCGGAGGACGCGGCATGAACGCCCGCTTCGGAGATCTTGCGGGACGTGGGGCCTTGGGCCTTAAGGGCACTCAACCAAAGCCGCAGAAGCGCATGACCGGCAACCTGGTCCATGTCGCGGCCCGTCAGAATGCGCGCGGACGAGAATGCACCCTGCGCCTGCCCAGCTGCAACGGCGATCCGCAGACGACCGTCCTGGCGCATCTGCGGATGTTTGGCGCGGCTGGCATGGGCCAGAAGCCCGACGACTGGTTTGCGGTCTTTGCGTGCAGCGCGTGCCACGACAGCCTTGATCGACGGGACGCCGCAACCGCTGGCGAATGGGGTCACGAGGATGCCCTTCGCGCCCTGTATCTGACGCTCAAGCAACAGTTCCGGGACGGCATCTATGTGCCCGGCAGCTAATCCCCCCGCGCAACTGCCTGTCCCCACATCGGACACGCGCGGGCACCTGGGCGGCGGCATGGTCCGCTGTGTCGCCGCCTTTTTCCAAACACAACCGGCAGGAGCCGAGACATGACAAGCATTTTTGCAGACACCCCGAAATACCCCGGCCAGCGTGGCGACCATGCCCGTGTGACCGTTAGTCCGCTTGGCGACGTGCTGATCCGCGCGGTTGATATTGTGGCCGAGGAAGCCGTCACCATCGCGATGACGCCGGATCAGGCTCGGGCGCTGTGTGCCGCGATCCGGGACGCTGCTGATGTGGCGGAAGGCGGTGCCGCATGACCGCCCAGAGCAACAGCAACAGCGGCGGGGCGGCGCTGCCCGACATCGACCCGGAGTTCATCGTCGTCTGTGCCTCGGTCTGGTGCAATGATCGCGGTTACGGCTTCGGCTATGGCTGGGACCGAAAGCGGTTCAACAACCGCAACGATGCCATCAAGCACGGATGGAAGATCCGTGGCTCTGACGATTTCAACATCGGCCAAACCTACGGCGATGACCTGATCTGGTTCGGCTGGATGGATCAGCGTCATTACGAGGACGAGGACACCATGCGCGAGATCGCAGATGCCATCGGCCTGACGTTCGATCCGCGCTGGCATCGGCTGGAGTATTCCAAGGCAACGGGTCGAGTGATCGCCCCCCGCCCCTCTGCCACGGAGGGGAGCGATGGATAAGCGCGCCACCATCACCATCTACCGCTATCCCACCGAGGCCGAGATCATCCGCTGGGCGGGAAGCGCGCTGCGCAATGTCCCGGACGGTAGCCTGACCCGACAGTTCATGCGCGATCTTCTTCGCGATTTCAAAGACGGCCTGTCTGCGCTGGAGGCCCCCGATGGGTGACCCCGCCTGCACCACTTGCACGGCGCTACTGAACGAAGCCCTGAACCTCACCGTTCGCGGTCGGACCTTGGACGGGATACAGCGCCGCGCCGACACGCTGGCCGCGTCGAAGGATCCCGAGGGCTGGCAGGAAAGCGGCCAGTTTGAGCGATACGTCCAGCGCCATAATTGCACCTGCGATCCCTGGCGCGTGATCGAGCATCGCAGTCTGACCCCGCAGCTATGGGTCGAGGATCAATTTCAGCGCGACCTGCACGATTGGGAGACGCGGGCGCGCAAGCATCTGATGGAGAGCGACCATGCCTGACCCTATAGACACGGACGACCTGCGGCGGATGCTGGAAGCGGCAACGCCGGGGCCGTGGATCGCAGACGCCGACTATGAGTTTTCCGGCGTCAAGACCAAGGCCGAAGGGCTGCGGCCGGGCCGAACCCATGGTTATGGCTGCGAGAACGACTTCATTTGCGATCTGAACGATGGCGAATATCACGAGTATGCGTCCGCAGAGGAACAGTCGGCCAACGCCCGCCTGATCGCCCTCGCCCCGCAGCTTGCCGCCGAGGTGCTGCAACTACGCGCCGACCTGTCCGCCCTCCGCGCCCGTGAGGCGGAGATGCGGGCGGCGCTGCGTGGCTTGCTATCGGATTGCGACTTGTCGGCAGATCGCCCGGAGTTCATCGCAGCCCGCGCCGCCCTGCCGCAGCCTGACAGCGGGGAGGGGGCGTGATGGTCGAGATAATCAAGCGAGGTCAGCCAAAGGGCGAACGGGTCCACGACATCACCTGCCGATACTGCGACAGCGAACTTCGGTTTCGGGAGCATGAGGCGAAGATCACTCACGATCAGCGGGAGGGAGACTTCATGACCATCACATGCCCGGTCTGCAAAGGCTCATTGACGAAGGTGTATCACCCATGACCACTAACACCCCCGCGCAGGTGGCCGTGAAGCCGGACCTTCGGGCGACGATTGAGCGTCTAATTGAAGACGCCATGATCGACGCCGAAGTGGATTATCCTGCTGGCAGCGATGCCGGGCACCGTATCTCATGGGATAGCGACAGCCTGCTGAACGGTATCATGGCCCTCATCCCCGCCCCTGCACCCGCTGAACAGGATCCGGTGGCGTGGAATGGACCGGGCGAGAAGCCGCACGAGTATAGCCCCGATTACATGGCGATGGGTGATTGCAGGATTTGCGGCCATACCCGTGATGCACATTATTCCGCGCCGGTCCCTGCCGTGCCGGATGATGTGGCGGAAACAGCGAAGCGGCTGCGGCAGGCGACGTTCGCCAAAGGCAGGATGCGCGGCGGGATTGGTGGTCAGACCATCGAAGCTAGTATGCGCAGCACGTTCCATGAGGTGTCTGCATGGGACTTGGACATTGCCGCCGATGCGCTGGATGCCCAAGCCGCCGAACTGGCACGGCTGCGCGGCTTTGCGGAGTTTGTGACGACATGGGCCATCAGTTTCCGCACGTCAGATCGCGATGAGACAGTATGGACGACAGATCAGTGGCGTGAACTGCGCCGCCAGATTGCCGCTCTCCAGCCCACGGGTGACGCATGATCCATTCGAGTTTCTACAGCCCTGCAGAATACTGCCCCTTGTGCCGTGAATGGATTGGGCCTCGGGAGCGGAAAGGCCCATCTTCTACCAAGGATCATTTCGTTCCGCGTTTCATGGGCGGCACGAAGAAGCAAAGCAACATATGGCGGTTGTGCCGGTCCTGCAATGAGCAGAAAGCCCACCGCTTTCCTACTCCGAAAGAAACGGTGCTTTTCTCAATCTCCAAGGGGTTTTGCATATCATGACCGAACGCACCCTGCGCGAGAAGATCGCGGCGCTGACCTCTTATGATCAATGTCTCAAGCGCCCTCTTGCTATGGTGGAAGCCAGCGACGGCGACGGCAACTGGATTTGCCGCCGATCTGTCCTCGCCATCCTCGACGCCCAGACCGAGCAGCCCGACCTTCAACTTTCGGCGCGGAAAGTTGAAGGTGACGCCCCGGATCAAACCGAAGTTTCGTCCGGCCCCTCTGCCGCGCCCACGGACAACACGGCGCTGGTGGAGGCGCTGGACGTTTGCCTTGAGTGGATCGACGCAGTGCCCAGCGATACCCCGCTACCAGCCATGCCGGGGTTTGACCGGGACTGGGTGGACAACATTAGAAACCGCGCCGCCCTTGCCAGCCGTGAAGCGAAGCCCGCCCCCGATGCGGTGGCAGAGGCGTGTGACCCCGCCAGCATCATCGCCGCCGTATGCAAAGAAATGAACGGCAACGGCTTCACCAGCAAGCCGCGAATCGCTGCCCGCGCAGGCTTTGATCTGTCCAAGTTCAAGGAGCAGAGAAGCGATTACGCAGGCGTGGAAACCGAATGGGTTGATCAGCGCGGCCCCGGCATGTGCGGCGATGATTTCTACGGAACCCTTGCGGTCCCCATCGACGCTGAACGCCTCTTTGTTGTGGAGTATTACACATGACCGGCCCGACCGACGCACCGAAGATCGACACGCAAGCGCCTGGCATCGGCATGACGACCGGCATTGACTTCGGCACCGGCAAAGACACGACGATGCTGACGCTGATGATAGACGGCAAACTTGACCATGCCAGCGCAGACGGACCTTGGGGGCAGGCTATCATCGCCCTCCTAGCCGAACGCGACCTCTCCGCAGCACGAGAAGCCGCAGCCAAACTCGTGCTGACTGAAAAGCTGTATGAAATGACCCGGCGCCGGGATGAATGGAAGCGCAAGGCCGAAGGTTGCGACGAACTCGCCGCAGCCGTGCGTGCCGGGATCAATGACGCCGGGGAACGCAACCTGTCGCGAGTGTTCTTGCGGGGCACTTTGGTTGACAGCGAACGGCGGCTGAAAGATGCGGAGGATCGGGCCGCAGCACGGGAAGCCGCAGCGGTGCGGAAGATGCGGGAGGCGCTGCTGCCGACCATCAAGGCCAACTGCCGCATCTGTGGCGGCTCTGGATATAGCGGCGGATCAGGCGGCACCGGAAATGCCACGACGACGCTTTATCCGTGCGGGCATGGCGTTTTGAACATCCCCCTTCCCGACGCCAGCGCCCTCGACCGCCTGCTGGAAGCTGCCCGCCAGGACGAGCGCACCGCCATCGCCTCCTACATCGGCATGTCCCCCTCCGAGGTCACAGACCGGCAATACCACATGGAGGCGATCCGCACAGGCCGGTATCGGGATGACCCCTTGATGCAGAGGGGCGGGTGGATGGAGGGCGGGGATGGTTGATATAGCCGACCGATACATCAGCAAGGGCGGCAGAACGGCGGGCTATGGCCGAGGCAGCAAGGAGGGCCGGGATGGGTGAACGCGCGATCCTGACATATCAGCCGCGCCTGATGTCAGCATCGGAGGCGGCTCGATATATCGGCATGAGTGAAACGACCCTGCGTTCCCTTGGCCTGCCCCGTCGCGTATGGGGCAAGCGCCGCCTTTACGACCGCTACGACCTCGAGGCGTTCGTCAATGCCATGGGCTATGAAGGCGAACAGATCGACACGGCGGAAAGGGACAGGGAAGAATGCGACAGGCTGTTTGGGGCGGGAAACTGAAAGGCATCCGTCGCCAGAAACGCGGAGACAAGATCGTCCGCTATCATCGGGCCACCGGCATCAGGTTGCCCGATCTGCCCGAGACGCACCCGGATTTCGTCACAGAATGGGCGAAGGCTGAGGCCAAGGCGAAAAGCCCTCTCGAGACTGCGCAGCGCCGCAAGCCGGTTCTGCCAGGCCAGATCGCCGCCGCCGTGCGGGACATGCTGCACGGGGCATGGTTTCGCGGTAAGTCACCGACCTATCAAGGGATGATGCGCCGCCATGCAGAGGACATTGCAGCCAAGTATGGGACGGGCAAGATCAAAGCCGTCACCGCACACAACATTGAAACGGATCTGGGCAAGCTGGACCCCAACCCGGCCAATGACAGGCTCAAGGTATGGCGGGCACTAATGAACCACGCGAAGGTCACGCCGAACCCCGCCCTCGAGGTCAAGCGCCGCACGGTTCGCGTGATCGGCTTCGCGGCATGGGACAGCGACGACATTGCCCTATTCCGCGCCCGCTGGAAGATCGGGACACCGGCTCGAGCCGCATTTGAACTGCTATACTGGACCGCCGCGCGCACGAATGATGCCGTGCTGATCGGGCCGGGGAATATCGGGCCTGACGGTATCTTGTCGTTCGTCCAGTCCAAGACCGGAGGCCGGGCTTATGTCCCGTGGTCGAACCGGCTGCCAGAGTTTGCCGAGGGCTGGGAGGATGAACGGGAAGCGGTCAAGAGCGCCCTGCTAGGCTCGAGCGCAACGTTTCTGGCGGTAGCAGGCAAGCCCCGCAGCGTGAAAGGGCTGGGCAACCTGATAGCGGACGCGGCTCGAGACGCTGGACTGATTGACCGCACAGCGCACGGCCTGCGCAAAGCTCGGTTGACGGCCATAGCCGAAGCTGGCGGCACATCTCATGCGATCATGGCGTGGGGCGGTCATGCGTCACTGGCCGAGGTCGAACACTATACTCGAGCCGCGAAAATGCGCCGCTTGGTCAGCAGGGAACAAGGCCGGAACGTTGTATCATGA